CCTTTCAAGCAAGAAAAATACCTTCCAAAACAAGGGAGACACCTTTCGAGCAAGGGAAACGCCTTTCAAGCAAGGGATATCTTCCGATCAAATGTAAAAGTTTACAAGTGGTAGGAGTTTCCGGTCAAGGCAAGGCGGTTGTGAGCGATGGCGGGTAGATATTGTTTATTGGTATGGGGCGATGCAGAGGAAACCAAGGGAAACGGGAGACGGCGATGGCGTGGGGTAGGTCCCGCTGGTCGTCCGTCCCTGTTCCCCCTTTGGCGTTAGTGTAATATTAAAAATCTGATAGTGATATGACGAAAGAAGAAGCAAGGAACGTATTTGGCGGTAGTATAGTAAATAATCTGCTGTCGCTAGGGGCTGAGCCTACCAACGTGGTAAGGCAAGACGGGTTGATAGAATGGAAAAGTGATGGATATATAGAGGTAGGAGGCGTACAGGTATGGGCCTACTATTACTTTGAGGATGGCGAGGACGTTGATAGATGTGATTGGGCGGATCATATGGAGATAGAGATAGAGGAATGTTGGATTTAAAATCGGTTGATATGAGATTCATGTATTTAACGGAGCTTAGTGGAAAGGATATATACGTAGGCGACAAGAAGTGCAAGAGAGTAAAAATATATGTAGGCAGGCCGTTGAGGGATACGCCTAAAACCTATAAACGAATAGGCGGATTTGTAGCAAAAGAACTATCCAACGCTTATAACAGCGGTTGTGTTTCCATCTATGAAGCAAAGGATAAAACGCTCAGATATTCGGTTTATCGAGACGGTTGTTTTTATCCTTATTACGGGAAATTAGAGGTGCCAGAATAATACCAAGGGGAACGGGCGGCGGTGTCACGGCGTGGTAGGCTGCGGGTGTCGGCTGCCGTTCTTTCCTTTGGCGTGGTAATATAAAATACTAATAACATGGACGAGATTATAAAATTACAAGATGAGATACTGTCTTATCTTCGTAATAATATTACAAAGGACGAGGCGTATTATATCCTTACGACTGATAAGGATATGATAGAGGTTCTTATATCAGATAAGAAGGACGGAAGCAAACGTATCAAGATCCTTGATATGGAATATACTATCGAGAAGGATGATATGTTATTGCTATTCGATACTGATGGGGTAATAGACGAATGTCTTTTGGTTGCCAGCTATATAGGGGTAAATATGTATTTTCGCAGGCAAGATGTCAACGCTATTTTGTATAACATCAATAGAGAGAAAGTTATGAAATATCCTTACATAGCTATTCAGTTAGATAATATACAGACTATAGAAAAGCGTAGGGTTGTTTTTGAGATCACCGGGCATAGGATGGATGATAACAAAGAGAGAATAGATTTTATGTTTATTTATTTTATGGCAAGATTATGCGTATAAGAAGAACTGTAAAGGAAAGGGATATTATGAAGGTATGGGTATTCGGGTGCGATCGGAAACTTATAAAATCGGCGGCGGATTCCGGGTTCAGAAACATGTCGGAGGTATTATCTTACGCTAATTGTATGGCAGGAGATAAGCCTGTAGATCATATTAGGGTCTCGAATGAGAATCGTGGCTGGTGTGGATCGTATACTATATATGGTAGGGAGATAGATTAGTTTGATCGTGAACAACAAAGGAGGTGCGTATGAATAATGTTATAACAAACGCCAATGGCGTGAAGGTAAAAGTAAGGGTGTATGATATTGGCGATGGGGAGGTAGATAGATACACGATAATATGTGTAAGTGATAAGGGTAAAGATAGTAGCGGGTTGGTATATTATCCTGTGTTTGCATGCAGCGAAAATCCATTTCATCCACAAGGAATAGGAATATATGTTGGTGATTATTATCCATATAGGAGACATTCATACGATTTCGGTAAAAGAGTTAAGGATCTAGCATCCTTACCAGAAGAGGTGATTAAGTACATAAAAATAATAACAACATGAACGAAATAGTTTACAACAATTACGATTTAGTGGCTTTCGAACAAGATGGAGAAGTGGTAGTGGCCGTAACATTTTACAGGTATTACAAGAAGAAAGCTAAGGGCGAGGTTAATTATAGATGGAAAACCAGATGTCCGGAGTTGGTGGATAAGATTGTAAGACACCGTACCAAGGTGTTTACCGGCCAGCTTATTCAGTTAGCGAAGGCGTATGGGGAGAAAAGGGTCATTAAATATCAAAAACAGGAGGAAGAGGTATGTCAAAATACGACAGGGACGCTATAGAAATATATATACTAGATCATATAGATACTGATAATTACAAAAAGCAGTTTAGATATGATAGGGAGTATCTGGCTTTTATGCTTAACGTATTTAAGGATGAGTATAAAGAGCATATCAAAAGGGATGGGATTAAGAAAGCTTTCGAGGACTACATAATGAGCGTTCCGTCTATATTCAGGATTCATATAGCGGATTGCGATATCAGGTATTTATTACGTTCATGGGAAGTGGAGTTCGATGATGATGATGATGAGATATACATCTTGTATAAAAAGATCATAAGGGAGGTCTTCTTTAAGATGTGTAATGATATGAACATTAGATTTTAGTTTGTTAATATTGTGACCATGACCTTGGCGGGGTGGAAGGATATATCATAATCGTACGTGTGCGGATATGATCCGGGGTCGGTTCCCGGCACCTTGGCGTAATTTAAATATAAGTAGTATGGAAGATAATATTTTAAAAAGAGCGGCAGCGGAATTAAAAGAAGCCGGTTGCAGGGTTTTCGCATGGCAGGATAATACTTATAATAGAGGTTGGAGTAAGGGTGATTATATAATGTTGTATTACGCCTTCCCTGATTCACCCAACATCGGGTATCTGAGTCATGGAGAATATGGAATGAGTGTAGCATATAGTAGAGCCTATATACCGAGCCGTGGAAGTGGATCGGGATGTGGTATCAAGGAGGAAGCTACGTTCGACCTAGCGACGGCACTGGGCGTGCTAAACGAGCCATTACCTAGGTGGTGCAAGTCTTATGGGGTTTATCCAGAACAATATAAGGATATTGATAGATGGTACAATAGCGATAATTATAACAAAAAAATATTTAAGGAAATTTGATATGGAAGTAAAAGATTGGGAAAATTTGGTTTTGAATACAGAAGTAGGATCACATTGTTTTGTTACGCTGATTGATGATAAGGACATCAGTAGAGGTTATGCGCAAATCAGACGTGCGGAGCATTTCGGGTATAACATCTGTTTTACAAGGTTATACGGGAATAAGTTTTATTTCGAGAAGATAGAGGAAGGGCGTACACAACAATATATCAACAGGAGGAAATAGTATGGTAATAGAGTTTGATTTTGAGATATACAAAAACGGAGATTACGATAAGGTATATCTCCGCAACGGGAAAGAGGCGAGAGTATTATGTGATAATGGGAAGGGTAATCGTCCTATGGTCGTAATGGTTGAGGATGATAACGCGAATGATTATATTATTCTACGTTATAACGAAACTGGCAGGAGAAATATCAATAGTCAATCGAGTCTCGATCTTATGTTATCGGTAAAAGAACGGGAACCAGAATTATGGGTTGTTGTCATATCTTATATGGATAATAAGGATAAGAGACAAAAGATGGTCTTACCTAATTTTTTCTCAAGGAATATAAGAGGAAATGTATATCTTCAAGGAAGCTCTAAATCAAGTGTATCATATTATGTTGATAAGCTAGAAGAAGATGGGTGCTTCGATGAGCTATGCGAGAAGATAAGGGTAAAGAGAGATCGCATTTATAACATGGAAATAATATCACTATCAGATGACGAGACGGCAGTTTAACCAGTTGATAAATGATCTGGACGGTAAAAACCCGTTTATCGTGTTGCATAGGGATGCCGTTGCGCCTAAATACGTAGGCGTGGAGGTCTCGAAAGAAGGCGTGGTATACAACTACTCGATTATAAGCATAAATGACGAATATAAGCCTAAAAAGGCTCTTATTTCGAAGATATTGGGTATAGCTGATAATCTTAATGGCGATAGCGGCTTGAAAAAGGGATGATTGAGTGTATTTATAACCATAATAATAAAAGTTGCGTACTGATACGAATGATATTGGACGGAGGATAAATATGGTGGTATGGTAATAGACAGGCTTATGTCTTAATATCATAATATTCTGCTATTATATCCTCTTTTTGGGTAAGGAGTATAATAAATAATATAAATATCTTGGATATGGGGGAGATTAACATAGGTGATAAAATCGTGAGTAATAATTTTGATATGGATAAGATATGACAAGATACTTGCTTATGATGGCTATGGTGATACTGACACCGCCAAAAGGGAGCGGTGGCTTGCCCCACGCCCCAAGGCCTGCCGTGGTAGAGGCAAGGGTATGGGATAAGCTGGCGGCCGCCCTATCTTTCGTGGAGTCAAGGAACGACGATCGGGCGTATAACGCCTCATCCGGGGCCTTAGGGAGGTGGCAAATGAAAAGGATATACGTTGATGAGGTTAATAGGATATTACGCCTTAAAAGAGAGAAAAGGAGATATAGGTACGAAGATCGAACGAATCCTGTCAAGGCTAGGGAAATGTTCGAGATATATCAATCTCACCACAATCCTAAAAAGGATATAGATCGGGCTATAAAGTTGCATAGGGGATTGCATTCTCCTATGTATGTTAAAGAGGTTAAACGTAAATTAAGGGAATAATATGAATCGTGAGGTATTAATAAATATCATTAATAGAGGTAGAATAAGGTTTATCCCAGTAAGAAGATGTTTCTTATGCAATGAATATGTAGGATATAAATTCGTTAGGATGTGTGATGGAAGTATGATACCGGTATTTTCTAGTGGATGTAGGTGTTGTGGCATAAATAATGGGACGCTATCAGAAAGGACTTGGGATGAAGTGCTTGATCTTGTCAAAACGGTACAAAATAAGCCTATGAATGAGAGAACGGAGGAAGATGAATTTATATTAAATAGTTTAATATAAGGAGGTATTGTATATGAAATGGGTGATAATAAAAGGCGTTAGATACCCTATCTCCGTGGTGTCAGCCTTCGCTGCGTATTACGGGGATAATCCCTTTTTGAAGATAAGGATAAGAAACAAATATCACATAATTTATTTTGATAATATGGATTATCTGAATATTCAGATAAGGTATTTGATTAACAACTATCCTGACTTCGTGCAGATAGGGAATTGGTATATATCCAAGAAGCAGGTGATGTCGTGGGCACCCAAGGGGCAGGCCGTGGACGGGTCGGGCTGGGTTATATCCTTCCACCTATCTTTCGGCTTGGAGAGCGGAACTCAAATTAAGTTCGATAGGGAAGAGGAGTACCAAAGGGCTTTAGATAGCTTAAATGAGAGGTTTAATGTAATATTATGATATGGTAAAAACAAGGATATTGATGGGATTGGCGGCTATGATGGCGAACATAATGTCGCAAGACAAGATATTTGCAGGGGACAAACAACGGTCCGGGATGGCATTCAATCCGGATTATAAACCAGCGAGAGATCGGAAGGAGTTGAGGAAGTTCCGGATCAAAGGAGAGGAGGTGGAGGCGTACTCAAAGAAAGACGCTATCAAAAGGTTGAAACATAAACATAAAAAGTAATATTATGAAAAGTGATAATGATATGAAAAGGAAGTTAGATGTTTAATGTTGTCAGGATTAAGCCGGGAAGAAGCGGAGAAAGTAGCGTTAGAGCCAATGGATCTTGAGCTATATTATGAGATAGGCGCAGGGCTGATGGCCGTTGACCCAGCGGCGGTGGAGTCAGGGACAATCCGGAGTCCTTATACAGGGGAGTTGTATCATGAAAATTCTTATACTTAGAGGAGTATTGAGATTTATAGTGATCAAGGCAAATGATGTTGTTTAATTAAAAAAAATAAATTGTTATGGAAATTAGAGAATGTTTATCGGTTTATCTAGAGAGTGGATATCTTTTTGACGATATGTCAGGAAGATTAAAGTGGTTTGAGATTGATAAGATCTTGATCAGTTTTACATATGGAGTAGTTAGATATGTAGGAACATGGGGAGGATGTAGGGCTGAGAAGACATTAGATGGGAAATTATTTTATTCGTCCGAAGAATGTTTTAAAAAGGGCGAGAGCATTCCTAAGACAAGACTATCAATATATGATGTTTTTGAGTCATTATATGGGTTCATTCCAATAGGTGATGTGTGGAAATACAAAAACGGAAGAGCTGTCAAGTGTAAGTTGGAATGTTTTGATGTTGAAATAGATAATAAAGGAAAAATTTATTGTAAGGAAACATATTACAGAACATGTGAAGATGTGTATAAATTCAATGACTTGACTGTAGTTGACAAGAATGGAGACATGAGATTAGTAAAATCTTCAAAAAGTAAATTAATGCTTACTAATGATCAATTAGATGTTGTGGAGAGAATGAAGGGCATCATTGATGACATGGTTAGGTTAAAGATGATTATGTATATTGATCAAGACTATAATCTTTGTTTTCTGCCGGGAGATAAAATAGAAGATTTGACAATGGATGAGACAGATGGATTTGTGGATACCACCGGTATAGTGACATCTATAAAATCTAAGAATGTAGTGGAGTTTTATGTAGAAAACCCATTCGTAAAGATAAAGGATGAATGATATCTGAATCTGGATTGTGGTGGTTCGTGAGAATAGCCACAATCATATCTCTAAACGTGAACATAAGGAGGTACGTATGTCATTCGATTGACGTTAGGGATCTAGTTATATTAAAAGAGGAGGGATTATGAAAGAGATTGTATTAAAACTGTATGAGTTTGATGAGCTGTCAAAAGATTCACAAGAAAGGATCATAGAGCGTGAGCGCTGGAATATAATGGATTGTTGCATGGAAGCTTATGGTGCTGATTATATAAGCACCATGAAGTCTTTTGGGGATCTGACAAATACTGAGGCTTATGGCTGGGAAGTTGGATATACGAGGTATGATTTTAGATTCAAATTCAAGTACAATGATCCTATATACTGTCATCCAACTGATTATGATAAGGATATATATCCTAATAACTTATGTGGCAAATTACTGTTCAGGTATATCAACAACAACATTATGCCACGTATTATCAAGGGCAGGTATTTCTCCACGCCATGTAAATATGTTGATGGGAAATACGAGTACAAGCACAAATATAGTAGGGTGATGTTTGACTATGGAGATAATTTCCCATTGACAGGGATGTGTTATGATTTATATCTCCTGAAACCTATAATTGATTATTACAATGCATGGTGTACTTATCCGGAGGGTTTTTCTTTAGAGGATCTGATGGGACAATGTTATGATAACTTCTTCAAGTCATGGCATGAGGAATATGAACATTGGGTTGACGATGAAGATGCGATACGTGAGGAGCTTCATCATAACCAGTATGAGGGTCAGCTTTATTATGAGAATGGGGAAGCGCATGCCGGTCCATTGAATAAAATAGAATGAAAAGGTAGTAATTGTAAATTGATAAAGTTATGAATATAGAGATAATAAGATATAGGCTTCCGATTTGTTGGATTGGGGCTTTGATTAATGGTGACTACACTGGAATATCTAACGAGGAAGCGCAAGAAGTTGATGACTTTGTAAAACATGCAGATGGTTGTCCAGTTGGTGTGGATTGGGGAACAGAAGGTTTTTATTCGTATAATGACGCAAACGCTATTGGCGGAACTTGTGTCGATGTTATTTTTAGCAAGTATAATCAATAATTAACACTCAAAACTTAATAGATATGAACAACTCTATGGTCGATCATTTGTGGGCAAACGAAAAGAAAGAATCCGCAAGAGGTAGTAATCTTTTCTTTGAAGGTAGAAGTATTTATTCTTATGGTTATCATTTTGAGGTTGGAAGAATCGTAAGAAATAAGTGTGGTGAAAAGGCGTATTTGCTTAACGATAAGTATTATTCTTCTTCTACCTGTAAACATCAACGTTGTGTTCGTAGTGCAATACCAACTGGTTCAAAGGTATTTTCTGTTGGATATAATATGTCTGATGATGGCAGCATGGCTTTTATCACTAGTCGATTGGAGCTTATCAAAGAGGTTATCGAGAAATACAAGAAGGTTAGAACAAGCCTGTCTTATAGGGATGTTTGGGGAGTATTTAGAAATCTAATGGATTATATTGAGTTCTTTAATATGGGTACTCCCAAGAGCCTTCTTAAAAAGAGTGCAAACACCTGGATCGGAACTAAACATGAGTTATCTTATGAATCGGATAAGATTAAAAGTGAATATGTCCATGAGTTAAAGCGTGTGTTTGAGGTATTGCTAAATCATCAAGCGTTAGAAACTTTAGGAACGACCAATGTGATAGTAGATGAGATTTGTGGCGAAGGAACGTGGGCTGAGTATGTGGCCAGATGTCAGAGATGGGAAGACAGTCAGGCGAAAAAAGAGGCTTTAATTTTTGAAAAAAGAAGAAAAGAAAAAGAAGATCGCAAGAAAAAATTTGAAGAACAGATCGAGATGTGGAAGTCTGGCAAGATTCTGGAATTATATCTACATTATTATTTGGAGGATGACCAGCCTAACGTATGGCTTCGCATTAAGAATGGTATAATTGAGACCAGCGGGAATATCAAGATAAAACGAACCGAAGCTGAAAGACTTTGGAAATTGATAAAATTCTTCCATAATGGCGGTAAATTCCAACACGATATGGTATTGGATACAACCGGTCACAAATGGAAGATCAATAGCTATGAGAACGACCTATTGGTTGCTGGATGTCACAGGATTGCGTATAATGAAATGGAAAGTATTGCAAAACAGTTAGGATGGAATTAAGTGACGCTTGTATCATAGCGGTGCGATCACTATCAGATTTAGCGATGGCGCTTCCAATAGCATGTTTTGGAAACGTTAGAAGGATTAGATTTAGACATCAGCAGAGTCGTATGATTGCCTGAATCTTATTGCTGCGACCACTGCATCAACCACTGGGGAGGGGTGAATTAAGTAGAAAATTTATAATGAAAATCATTGAAAAGTTATGAGTAATTTCAATAAAGAATATATAGAACATTGCGAAAGAAAGATACAAGATATTTTAAACGATGAAAGAGAATATAGTGATTGGACTCAGATCTGTTTCTCTATGAAAGATGCGATTCATGCAGCAATTGAAGTGTGGGGAATATCTAATGAAGATGAAATACATAAAATGGGTTGTTTCATTAGAGAGATGGTTTTCAAGGAGATACTTAATATACGGGAATTTGATATAAATTTTAAAAAAAAGAATTATGACCCGGAATAAGGAATTGATCGTACCTAGAGGTATGGAGGCATCCAAAATGTCATGGATGGCGTTGCCGGTGGAGCCGGCGTGTATGGGTAAGAAGGGCGGGGAAAGCGAGGCATCCGCCCATGTTCGTTGGATTGGCTGGACAAATAAAATAACATATAAACACGTAAGAAGATATGAATATTAAAGAAGGAGATATGGTATCTATAAGACAGGATTTTATCAATCGATATAAAAATGTGCAAGAATCCATCATAAAGGCAATGGATAAGGCATTGGAGCGGGCAATAGGGAACAAGGTAATAGATTTCGAGAAGTGTGAAGGCAATTATTCGGACGTCTATCCTCTTATCGGGGCGGTCTTATAGAAGGAGGTAGGGAGAGTACTTGGCGAAAATGTGAATAAGAATATATACCGGAATATGAAAATAAAGGCGGCCAAGTACAGAAATGATTACAGGGTATGGTTGGACTATGCCGGGGATTACAGAAACGAAAATATAGAATAACATGAAATATCAAAATTTTATGTGCCCTTATGAGCTTGCGCTAAAGTTGCATGAGTTGGGCGTAAATTCGGAGTCGGAATTTTATTTTGTGAAAGAGATGAAAGGAGGGAGAACCCAGATAGATTTAGTTACGCAAAATACAATGAGGTATTCATATAGAAAAGAAGGAGACCTCATACCGGCTTATATGAGTCATGAGCTTGGAGAGATATTGCCGAATATTATAAATATCAGCAAGTCGAAGATATGGGATGATTGGTTGCAGCTTACGCAGTATTTCCCGAATAGGGATAGTAGATATTACGAAGCCGCCTATGTTCGTTACAATGCCTACGATTCGCCAACAGAAGTGTATAGCGGATTTGGGGAAACAGAGGCGGAGTCAAGGGCGATGCTTCTCTTTGATTTGTTGGAAAAGAAGATATTGACACCTGATGGTTTGAATTTAAAGGAAGTGGATAGGAGAAAGGAATATGAGAACGAATTTGAATAGTACAAGTATGAGAAACACATGTCCAGAATTTCCGCTTTTCGGTGCGAATTATCCAGACGCGACTTGCATAGATGGCATATTGTATGATCTGGATAATGTAGGTGATGATGGTGTTCTAATCAAGCCATTGGAAGAGATTCCATGCCCATTCTGCCGAACAGAGGAGTTTATCAGATACGATCCATTCAATAAAGAGTATAGCATGGATAGTGAAGAGGATATAAGAGATTGGTATATGAGCTATATTAATGAAATGAGAAATAAGTATGGGGGGGAAATAAGAAGAAACAAACACCATGCCGGAACTTGAAAGATTGGCATACGAACAAATGAAGGAGGTAAACGATGGAGACAGTAAGATTATCAGATTACTCTTCTTATGATAAAAACAAGGGAGGAATACAAAATTGCGTCACAAATTCAGGAATCAAATACTTGAAAGTGTAAAGTAGTATATAATTACCTTATTTTATTATATTTATTAACTTTTAAAAATTGCAATTATGGCTACAAAAAAAGAAATTCTCAGTTCTGAGAAAGAATTACAAAAAAAGAAAAGAACTTATCAACTTACTGATGAAGCTTTTGAGAAATACAAGCAATTCCTCTCTAATCCTAATCAAAAGAAATTTTGTTTTAAAGGATATTATTATATAGAAATAACAGAGCTGGAAGATGGACAACTATCTTGTGCTATGGGGAGATTAAATAATACTTAAATATTCCTTATGACTTTTATTATATATTCTATTGAATATGGGTATGGGAAATACTTATGATAAGTTTTAAGTACATACTTAAAATGTTCTTTTAAACAATGATTTATATATTCAATACTATCTATATTCTCTATATCTATTGTTATAGATGGGTTTTCTATAATACATATAGATTCTTCTCCCCTATCTATTAAAGGTATAATAGAAAAAATTTTAAGCCCATTGGAGATGTTGAGTTCAAAATAAGGCTCTGTGACGGCTGTTTCCTTTTTGATGTAAAATGGTTTCACGTTTTCCATAAACATTAAATTTAAAGTTTGTTTTCAAATATAGCAATCTTATTTCTAAACAATCCTAATTAAAACTAAAACAATTTTAATGAGATTATATTGGGGGTATGGTTTGATTGCTGGTTTTGAACGAATTTATTATCTTTATAGGGTAAAAATCAGAGTGTTATGTTTGAGATGAATCATTTTAAATCTATTGATGAGTTAGTGAAGTTCTTCCCTACCGAGCAATCATGTATTGATTTTTTGGAGAGGCAGAGATGGGGCGATCATGTCGTGTCTCCATACGATCCAGACTCAAAGGTTTATAAATGCAAGGGAAACCGATACAAGTGCAAGAATACGGGGAAGTATTTCAACGTCCGGACAAACACGATCTTCGAGAACACGAAAGTGTCGTTGAGGAAATGGATGTTGGCTTGCTATATCGTCATAAACGCTAAGAAGGGTGTCTCTTCCGTTCAGTTGGCTAAGTTCATTAACGTAACACAAAAGACGGCTTGGTTTATGTTGCAACGTATCCAGAATTGTTTCAATATAGATGCCAGCCAATGTCTAAACGGAGAGGTTGAGGTAGATGAGACTTATATAGGGGGATTGAATAAGAATAGGCATAGTAGTAAGAAGGTAAGAAACGCAAGAGGCAGGAGTTGTAAGGACAAGGTTCCGGTATTTGGTATGCTGCAACGAGAAGGCTTTGTTATAGCTAAGGTTGTTAGCGATACGAAAGCCGGAACCTTGATCCCGATCATCAATGATGTTGTATGCCCGGGATCTACAATCTTCTCGGATGAATGGCAAGCTTATAGAAACTTAGATCCTAACCTATACGATCACGGTGTTGTCTATCATAAGAAAGGCGCTTACGTCATTGGGGATAGACATACTAATACGATCGAAGGATTCTGGGGACACCTAAAAAGAACATTGAAGGGTGTCCATCATTGGGTGTCTAGGAAACATCTGCAAAGATACGTGGACTCATCAGCTTTTAGGTATAATACCAAACATCTTTCCGAATGTGAAAGATTCGACGTACTTTTGCAGAATATCGGACACCGATTAAGGTATTCACAGTTAAACTAATGCGATGGAAAAAATAGACAATAAGATTAAGTATGAAGGAGAATTAGACCTTAATGGTTTAAAGATTCCTTGTTATGTGTTAGAGGATGGAAGAAGAGTGTTATCTACTACGGGCATGCAAAAAGCATTAAAAATAACATCCGGGGATTCTTCTGATAGATCGGCAACGAGATTAGCTCAAATGCTATCCGCAAAGAATTTAAACCGCTGTGTTCCAAGTATTAATATTGCGGCAACGTATAAGCCATTCCCATGTTTTTTAGGCAACAAGAAAATTAGCGCTTATGATGCGATAATTCTTCCCGAATTGTGTGAAACAATGTTGAAGGTCAGGGATTGCGCCATAGCCAACAATGAAGAGCTAGGATCAAGACAGAAAAATATGATAGTCCAATGTGATATTATCATAAGAGCTTTGGCTAAGGTTGGCATTATAGCGTTAGTTGACGAAGCAACCGGTTATCAAAAAGATAAGAATAGGGCTAAAGATGAACTTCAAAAGTTTCTAAATCAATTCTTGACAGACGAAGCTAGTAAGTGGGTGAAAACATTCAATGATAGTTTCTTTGAGATGATTTATAAAATGAAGGGATGGAGTTGGACTAATACACATAAAAGACCGGGAGTTGTTGGACAATGGATCAATGACATTGTATATAAAAGACTTGGGCCGGGAGTTTTAGAGGAACTTAAAACAAGGAATCCAAGAAACGATAAGGGATACAGATCAAAGAAAGATCACCAATTCTTATCAGATGATATTGGAAGACCTAGGCTAAAAGAACATTTAGCAGCTATAGAAGCCCTAGGTAAAGCCTCCGATTATGATTGGGATAAATTTCAAGAGATGTTAGATAAAGCATTCCCCATACAAGATAAGCTGTATGATGAGATAATGAATGGAGGGGGTGATGATTGTAATATCAAGCAAGATATGGAATATATAACTGATAAAGTTTTTACGTATAATCCTAAGACAGATCCTAGAGATCCACTTTTTGGGAAAAAGTAATCATAGCTGAATTATACAAGATAATAAAAGGATACATAATCATGTGTCCTTTTATTGTTTTAGTGATAGTGTAAAGTAGTATATAATTACCCAAAATAATATGGAAGATAGAGTGCAAGAGGCTAAGGAAGAAGGCATAAGACAAGGAATATGGTTATGCATACAAAGATTGGTACATATGGAGCAATACGATATGGCAAAATATTTTATAAAGTTATTAGGATTTGATAGAAATGAGTGTGAGATGCTATTGGACAAGAATGGTTCGGATGATAAAATGGAATCATTTATTATTCAGATGGTATTTAATAAAGACGATAAGATAATCTTGGATGATATAGGATATCATAAGATAGGATCTATATTTAAATACAATATCGATTCGAAAGAAGTAGAACTGGAGGTGGTTGAATCCAGTGACGCTAGTTGTGAAGGATGCGCATTTAATAATAGTAAGAATTATTACTGTAAGGATACCCATTGTATTGATGTAGATAGGAAAGATGATATAGACGTTATATATAAAAAGGTAAAAAGATCATGAGTTTAATAGATAAATTAGAGGATTTGGTGGTTAAGGTAGACACCGAATACCAAGAGAAGATGGAGGCGGTGATCCGGGAGATAGTCCCGGAGATGCCGGAAGATAGCGTACGTCATGCCGCCGAGCTGATGTGCACGGACAGGATGGGGAATATGATGGACATAGATCTTTATATACTACATGAAGAGAATAGACCTTATAAATGCCCTTATCTAAAAGAACTGCTAGAAGATAGAATAGCCAGAGTGACTAAGATGCATGAGGATAAAAGCTACGCATACGATACGGATGATAATTATTGGTGCGCTACTTGCGGGTCTCATTCTCATAAAGAGGATTCCAAAACAGAATATTGTTGGCATTGCGATACAGATAATTGGATTAAAGAAGATGGAGCAGATGTTGGGGTATAATTGTTAAGGCAATTATACCCTACTCTATAATTGAATGAAATATGGAAAAAGATAAGAAAATAAAAATAGGTCAGAAGAAAAACGAGTCCACAAAAAAGGTACTTGAAGAAATAGAGAATAAGGCTATTGAATGTTTTTACGTCAATATGTATGATTGGCAACGCAGGGATCTTTCGAAAGAGGATCTGTTTGAATATGCGGAGGAGATGAGGAAATGTCTTGATAAGATATTTGATTTGGCAATTGATGAAAGGTTTAAATAATTCAACACAAAATCATATAAGATGATAACTTCTATAAGGATAGACGACAACAAGAAGACTCCATTTGAATATATCCCAAAGATAAAAGCGTTCAAGAACGGCTCTGAGTTTATATTCAAGCCCGGTGTGAATGTGATTGTAGGCAAGAACGGAAGCGGGAAATCAACCCTCCTGAATATGATATCGAAATACATGTTATGCGAGAAAAAGATGTGTTCTGAATTACCGTCAGAAGCATTGGATTTCCTGGACATATTTGATGATGACAAGGTGTTTGACGGGATCAGTATTAAGTCGGATTATATCGGGAAGGTATTTCATCTCCTACAGCAAACTGAAATGAGAAAGAATGATATATTGGATAATATCAATAATTTAAGTTTGTATATGAATGGAGCATCTAGATCCTCTGGAGAGAAGAACCTTCATGCCATGAACTCGCTTTTTGATTTTGTGTTTAACCAAGATGAGTATACGTTTCCGATACAGAAACTTATGGAATTTAAGAAAAAGTCAAATGAGTTCTGGGTAAACAGGATTGACAATCTTTTAAAATACTACAAAGACAATCGTGTGGTATTAATGGAGAAGGATTTTGAGTATACGATCCTTATGGATGAACCAGACAGGAATTTAGATATTGACAATATCATGGATCTGTACAATGTGTTGTCATTTCATAAACCACAAACACAAATTATAGCTGTAATTCATAACCCGGCTTTGATTTACAAGTTGAGCAAGTTGGACCACGTGAACTTTATCGAGATGACGAAGGGATATCTGAAAAAGGTTGTTAGTTTCATGAATAAAAATAAATAAAATAAGATAAGATATGGAAGTGGTGATTAGAAATACAAGAGGTGTAGAAGGATGTGATTTCGGATATTCAATAAATGATTCGGAGATGATAATCAATGATGGGACAATTAGAACTATCAGCAAAACAGATGGATTCGGCGTATTAACCAGCAAACATATAAGGGTTGATAACAATTGGGTCGAGATTGAGGAGATAAGACACTATGCAAGATTGATAAGAAAAGTCAAGTATATGCTATTGGAAAAGACGGAACATACGCAAGATGAAGACGAGTTGTTATCGGTATTAAAGTCAATATAAGTATGATAATCAATAATGAATTAGCGATCGAGATACGGGAATGGGCAGATAAATACGAAACCGCCGACTTTATCTCCAGTGACCCCGTCCAGTTCCAAAGGCGGTATTCCGGGCGGGACGAGGAGGTCAGTGGGTTTGTCACCTCGTGGCTCTCGTTCGGGAACCGAAAGGCGATCATCGGGGCGGCGGAGCGGATGGACAGGGAGTTTGGTGGCAGTCCTTACGGGTGGCTGATGGATAGGCAATATGTGAAAGTATATAATTACCAAAATATAATAAGGTAATTATATACCTAAACATGAATGATAGGAGAAAGGATGATATTAACTATTAATAATGTTTATTTAATTTAATTCAAAAACAAAATGTCTACTTTTGTAGACACATAAAAATTAAACATATGAAAAAGAGTAAATTTGTAAAGGAGTTAGAGAGGATCATTGATATGGTTAAGGCCGAAGATGATGGTTTCGAGTATGGTGGTAAAGTTATTTTCTATAAAGAAGATGATGATAACTATGAAATCTCGGTAAAGAACATTGAGATGGATCTGACGGTAGAGGCCAATACTATGGCTAGTATGGATGATAGGACTTTTGACTGCCTTATGAGTGAGGTTTATAAACAAAAGTTTACAAAGGCTATAACGATGTCGGAGGATGAGGATGATGAAGACAATTGATAAGATGACCGATCAGGAGATATGTGATCTTACTGATGAGCAGGTAGAGAAATTGATCGTAACAAGATGTGCGGAGGAAGGTGTCAGGTTCATAGATGAGCCTCCAATCATGAAGATATATGACTATAAGCCTATTTCTCCATCACATTTCTTCTACTATTTAGAAGGTTTGAATATAGCCGTTCTTGATCAGGATGATGCTATTAAAATAGCTAAGTTCTTAAGTGAATTTGATCTATATAGGACTAGATATGATTTCACCGTATTCAATGAGAAACTATACAGCAAATTGGATATAATCAATATCAAACATATTCCGATGTTTGATACGAAAGATGAGGAGACCTATAAATCTATCAAGGACAAGAACGATAAGATTGAGAAGGAGTATAAAGATCAGGTAGATAAATACGAGGAGAATACAAAAAAGATGTGTGAAATCCGTGCCGAGATATGGCCAAAAGTAATTGATGTAAGGCGCAAAATTGATCACATGAATCATCTTAGAACTCTTTTTATGAAGGAATATCTTCCGTTGGTGGATCATGATACGAATACGGCTATGACGTTTTTCAAGAAAGCTTATGACGTGGATGATGATACGGAAAGATATATTCGTGAAGGGATAAAAGATTATCCGTTGTTTAATAATAATATAGATTAAGATGCACAATTGGTTTAAATGTACGGTTTCTTATGAGACCGATGCCGAGAATGGCATGAAGAAGAAGGTTAAGGAAGAATATTTAGTAGATGCTCTTTCTTATACCGAGTGTGAAGCTAGAATCATAGAGGAGATGAAACCGTTTATCTCCGGTGAGTTTAGTGTTGATATCAAACGATTCCGGATAGCGGAATTATTTGCCATGGATGGAGACCGGTTCTATAAGGTCACGGCTGATTATATTACGATAGACGAGAAATCGGGCAATGAGAAACGCAAGGCGTTTAACTACATCGTTCGGGCCAATGACCTTGATCATGCCAAAAAGAATTTCGAGGAAGGCATGAAAGGAACCATATCAGATTTCGTTGTCACTTGTATCAAGGAAGAGAAGAAACTGATGGACTTCTACGAGTTTGATGGTAAGATCAGGAATCCGGAGAAACATGAGAATAGTAAGCAATAAAGCTAGCTATGAGACCACATCATCCGTCGCCGAGAAGTTGATGGAGATAAGCAAGATGGAGGGTACGATTTATCGTATCCTCACATTGTCTAACAAAACTTATCTAGCTTCTAAATTAGGATATAGCAGATCGGGGTTCTATAAGAAGATACAAAACAGGAGTTTTAATATCCGGGAACTAGCTCAGATATTCGATACGATCATCAACTTCAAGGATCAAGATTGGACTGAGGGTAAGATTAATAGGCTTAAGAGGTATAGGGCTATGAGCCTTATGGAGTTCAACAAAAGTTATAAAAAGAAAAAGGCATGAGAGGTAGGATGTTACCGTGTGAGAGATGTGGGAGGATGGTAACCATAAGGAGTAAGGGGTTGTGTCCCGCGTGCAGAGCCAAGGAGCTACCGCCAAAGGAAAGGGCGGCGATACGGGTGAAGGCCAAGCCAAAGGGGAAGAGCCTAGCCGTTTTCTTTGGCGCCCATGTGGCAAGATTAAGTATGGTAAGAAGATCCCTTACGGGGATGTATATACCATGCCCCGGAGTAGGCAATATATGCCACTTATATCCTAAACGAAGATATAAGTCTGTCGCTGAGGATAATGATAATGTTATTTATTTGACGATAGACGAACACACGAGGTTTGACTATCTGCTAGACACGATGGATTTTGATCGGCTTTTAGAGGAGTTCGGTGACACATGGCTTTTAGTGGCCAAAAAGATGAGGGATCTCGCACCTAAAGTCGAGGAGGATGGTAAATTAAAAACCAGATTATTATTATGGATAGAAGAAAACAAAGATTACTTCTAGCTCTCGGATACGAGGCTATAAGTGACATGATATATAATAACGGAACGATTATGGAAGTCATAAGCGATCAGGAATCGTTTGATGACATGAGGATCCGTTTATCTAAAAGGCATCATATGGTCATCACGGATGATGGAGTGGTAATAAAGGCGAATCCTGATAAAGGGATGGATGAGTATGCGCCATCATATTACTGGCGATCATCACTTCCAATATTAAGGGCATATCATACAGATCCTAAATTTACCGCATTCTTTGGCATATTAGACGTTTTATCAACGGTTCCGAAGGAAGATATCTATGAGGAAGAAAAGCCTGTTGACGAGTCTAAAAAAGAACCTGATGAGGAGATAGAAATCGAGTATGATCTGGAGACTGAGCAACAGTATTATGCCGCTGAATGGATCAAGGATATCCCGACACCAGTCTTATACAGAATGACCGTGGCTGGCAAGCGTGTTTATTATGAAATGGGAACTGATGGATACCCTATCATATATGATGGGGCTACCAACAATATCGCTAATGGGTATTGTGATACGTCCGGCGCCTTGGAGAAGTGGAAGAATGAAATGAGACTCAAGGGTAAGGACCCAGACGAGTACGCCAACTACCGGGCTGACTTAGGAACTATCATGCATTATCTGTTTGGGTTATATCTGACGGGAGTTAAGATAAAACTGATTCCAACATGGATAAGAAAAGCTGTTAAGGAAGCTAAGTTGAGAATAGACAAGTATAGGATGGAGCGGATATTAGTGGATAATATGGATGAGTTGATAGAAGACCTAATATCATTCGCTATATTCTGTAAAGAAAGACATGTAAAACCTGTGTTGATTGAGAAGATGTTGAGGTCAAGGAGATTGAAAGTGGCTTCCTCTGTGGATGCTGTGGTGGAGATGGATAGCGAGCCGGAGATGGTGGAGATAGAGATCGAGACAGGAGAGTTCTATAAGACTGGAGCCAAGAAAGGTCAACCTAAGACAGAGAAAAAGAAGATAAAGAGATGCAGGAGGATATTCGCTATATTGGACTTCAAATCAAACAGGAAAGGTAATTTTTATGATGAGTATGCTTTCCAACTTGAGTTGTATAGAAGAATGATAATGGAGAACTACGGAAAGATATTGGAGATAGAGGAGATATATAACTTCGCTCCGGGTGATCCTACCGCCAAGACAAGCCAATATAAACTGAAGAGACAAACTGATAATCCTATACTTAACATGGCTACAGTCGTATATCTCCAAGGTAAGTATAAGTTCGAGAAAACCAATTATACGGTTACGTCAAGGATCGGATCTTTAGATATAGAGGGTGATTTTGAGTTGAATGGTTTGATAAGAAAAGAGTCGCTGAGAGATTATATATATAGAGTGATGAGTGAGAGGAGAGGGTGATGGAATTTAGGGAGTTCAATAAGAGCGTTCATCGGTATGAGCTGGATCATAGCAAACCAAGGAGGAAGCTGACGTGCCCGCAATGCGGCAGGGATAGATGCTTTACGCCGTACGTAGATGTAACCACCGGACAGATCGTTGGAGAGCAGTTTGGGGTGTGTGATCATAAAAATAAATGTGGTTACTTTAAATATCCAACAGGGAGCGAACTTGGGAACAATGATCTTTTTACCGATTCAAACAAAGTATTAAGGAGGTACAGACCTCCTATGGATCCGGATATAGCCAACTGCATTCCGGTAAGCAAGATGTTTGAGACGCTTAATCCTTTCGAGACATCCGATCTTCAGGATTATCTATCCAATATCTTCGGATCGTATCATACCAATAGGGCATTTAGCTTGTATAAGGTGGGGATGATGAGATTCGGGGATTGGGGTAAATGCTGTGTGTTCTGGCAACTGGATAAGAATTGGGTAGTGCGGACCGGAAAGATAATGGACTACGGGCCTGACGGGAAGAGGGTAAAGGTTCCCATGGATCACGTATGTTGGGTGCATATACTGGACGGTCAGGATTACCTGCTTAGGCAATGCCTGTTCGGGGAGTTTCTTGTCAACTTCTATCCCAATGACGCTCCGGTGTATATAGTAGAGTCAGAGAAGACGGCTGTTATCTGCAACATCGTGTACCCTAGCAGGTTGTTCATGGCCTGTGGCGGTATCCATATGTTGAAGAGGGAGATGATAGAGACATTGGGTAGGAGGCGGATAGTCCTGTACCCTGATAAGGGCGACGCTTTCAACGAATGGAGAAAGAAGGTAGACAAGGATATGAGGGGGATGAATATAGAGATAAGTGATTTTCTAGAATCAAAACCCAATATAGATGAGGGGATGGATATAGCGGATTATTTTATAATTAAACAAATTTACAATAATGGCAAAGGTAGTTGATAACTACAAGGGATTCAAGGTGCTTGAAATAACAAGACAGGAGATGATGGATAAGCTTACCAGATATGGGTGCTTAGGTATTTGCGATATGTGTAACAGACCTACATCCGTAGGTTATTACGTGGCGGTGATCAATCAATGGATGTGCAAGGACTGTTACAATGATTTCATCAAGTCAATTGACAGGTATGAGGAGGATATGAAAATAGAAAACAAGAATTTTAATAGATTCTGCAATCTATTTAATGTTAAGATAGAAGAAACGGTATGAAAGAATTGTCTTTAGCCCAGAAAGCTATGTTAAACGGATCCGTATGCCCGTATTGCAAGAACCCATCCACTATGATAAATACGGTGGAGGGGAAGCAAGTTGGGTGCGAGAAGTGTGGGGCTTGGATGAGATCCGATCCTTTTGGGAAGCCGATGGGGAGGCTGGCTAAGCCGGATCTTCTTAGGAGTATGGATATGGTAATGACTGAGATTAATATATTTGCGTATAGAACAAAACGGGATGTGCAGGATATTTACAAAAGCCTATCTGGTGAATTGGATATACCAATAGAACATGTATCCCCATATAAGATGTCTTTGCCATCACTACTTAATACCATGAGATATATTGAAAAGTATGGCGATAATCATATACGGATATATGATAGAACCATGGTAAAGAAGGCTTGCCCTAGGCACGGAGCGGTGGCGATCGGGAGCAACGCCTGCCACGGATGTCCGGAGTTCCTGTTCCATGTGGTAAACGACACGACCGATACGGTGGTGTGTGATATGGATATGAGTTATGGAGATCGCAAGAAGGATAAATATAAGCATTAGAGCTAATGATAATAGGATATTTGACTATCGAATCAAATTGGATACCTTTAATAAAATAACATGTAAAATGAAGAAAGTTTATTTTGTTCACAAACCAACAGGTTTTTACGTTGGGGGCAATGTGAGTAGCGTAGAAGCTACAGTTTATAATAAAATGGTTAATATGGGGATGAGTAGCGAATTAGCCGATAAACTTAAAAAGGTAATAGGTGCATTCCCTTGCACATGGGAGATACCAGATGAATTTGCGTCTGATCCATATTCGTATATGATTAAGCGTCTGGGATTGGAATATCCATCTTTTTTAAAGGAAGAGGATTTGGATATACAAGAGAATATAGATTTTGATGATGAGGAGGACGAAGAGAATGGGGAGATCGACTGAATATTACAGGACGCATCCGGAAGCCAGAAAGAAGAAGGCTGAGATGGACAAGAAGATCAACGCCAGACCTGAGCAGAAAGCCAAGAGGCGGGAGTTGGGTCGTAAGAATTACAAGACCGATAAGCTGAAGGGTAAGGCCTATCGGAAGGGAAAGGATTTATGCCATACGGCTAAAGGACTTAGATATAAATCAAGATCAGCTAACAGAGGATCTAAATCCGATACGGCTGGCGATAGAAACGCAAGAGGATGAGTGAGGATAGGATATGGAGGTCATCCAAGGAGATTATCATGGATGCCTATGAGAGGATAAGAAAGTATCAGTCGGGAGAGCTTCTCCCGGCTCGTACTGGATACGCTTATCTTGACAAGGCGTTGCTGGGCGGGTTCTACCCACAACATGCGGTGGCTATCGGCGCTAGGCCCGGAGTGGGCAAGTCTTATTTGGCTCAGAAGATCATGAGCAATGTAATGAATGTTAATATCAATCCTCAAGCTGATGATTATGTATGGCTCAGATGTGAATTTGAAATGAATCCAGAGGATTTGATGTTACGTTCACTATCAAAAAAAATGGGAAAGGATATACAAGATATTCTCCTTAACGAGATGTCTGATGAGGAGATAAAGGAAATGCAAAAATGTCTTAAGGAGGAAAACTCCAGCAGAATAACATACATCCCTAAACCATCGACAGTAGACGAGCTTCAGAACTTCTTATGGAATAGTTATATGCCAGCGAACAAGGATAAGAAAATGGTATTTGTATCCATAGATCATACAGCTCTTATACAAGGTACGGGTGACGCTAAGAGGAATATAGATAGTCTGATAACCATGTGTAATATAGCTAAAAGAACTTTCCCCAATATATTCTTTCTTATAATATCACAACTTAACCGTGATATTGAGGGAAGACGGGATCCTAAGGATCATATGCCAAAACAATCTGATTTCTATCAATCAGATACATTGGGGCAATTGTGTACGGCTATGGTAGCGTTGAATATCCCAAAGAGATACGGGTACTCCTCATACATGCAATTCCCGCAAGGATGGTATCCTAATCTGGAACGTTTCAAGAGCGAGTCAAGACGATCTTTCCGTGTGGATGGATTATTATTCCATCATATCGTAAAGGTCCGTCAAAGATCATTGGAGGAGATTGATGCTATACATGTGGATATCATGAAAGGATATGAGCGATATTATCCTGATGGAGGGGTGGTGCGCCAAGAAAGACCGGGAGGCTCGGATGCCCCTGTGGGTAGCGGCAAGCCGGACACGACCGTGGTGACGCTGCCGCCCCCGCCTCCCAGTATCCCGTTGGAGCAACAATATATACCGCCTAGTGATGATTTCAATATAGTACATGACGAAACACCTTATTGACATGAGATTGAGACATAATTACTTGCTTGTAGTGATAAAGGTGCTGGAAATGTTCTTGAAGACCGTATTGTCGGTTGAGGATAAGATGGGGATAAAGGAAATTATATCCTCGTTAAAGGAAATGGCTAAATACAGCATCAGATATATCATAAATCGGGAACGGGAAAAGGAGATCATGAGTATCTGTGATGAGGTATCCAATAAAGTACAGGAGTATAAAAGGATAAATGACAACTCAATGATATTGGAATTGGAGAACCTAAAAAGGGAAGTTGTGGCGGTGGAGGATCTTCTTAGCTCATACAAGGGGGTTCTTGACGCCGAACTGGTGATAGCCGAGGATGATATCAGAATCATACGGGACAAGATCGCTATAAGCCTGAGGGAGGACGGAACATGTAAGAGCATGACTGATGCTGATAAAAGGGCTAGGGTGGACGTAAGATACGAGAGGGCGTTAGAGGATTATCGAATCCTTCTAAGATGCGCCAATACGGTTAGGGCTAAGATGTCGGTTGTAGGGCATCTTAACCAATCTATAAATCAATCTATATCAGTTGGTAGAGTTGGTATGGCTAATGAATCTTATACGGTAAAACAGTATGAAAAAGGGAAAGAGATTATCGAAAGCAGACGCCCTTAGGGTGTTGAGAAGAGCTTACGATCTAATAAAGAATGATAATTGTACATTTATGTGCAGAGCAATAGAAAAGGCAGCGGTTGAATTATCACTTGCTGAAAGATCATGTGTGGCGTGTCATCTTATACCAGAACTGAAGATGTTCAAACCTGTAAACAGAAAAAATGGAGATTTTTGGTTTCATTTATCAAAGAAAAACATAAGGTTACATATAATAGATACGCTAATAGATATATATAACGGAAATGATCATCCCGATATAGTCGAGAGGGTAGCTAGAAAGATTAGGTCAATATTTTAACTTATTTGCATATGTATATAAATTTCGAGCAGATGATGACATCAGGATTAACGATGTCTGATGTCGGGTATCTTTTGATGATCCGGCAGAAAGAAGAGATGGCTAACATCATTCCAAAGGAGAAAATAGATAGTTATAAAGCGTCTGGTTATATCGAGCTTCAGAAGAATGGGAAGTGGAAGATAACTCCAAGGGGAGGATCGCTGCTGATGCTGATAGAGACACCCGGTCTGACACCGGAGGTCGAGGGGATCCGGGACCGTATTGTTGGGGTATATAACGATATGGGTAAGGATACAGGAGCTATCAAGGAGGTAGAGAAACGGCTCGTATGGTTCGTGGCTAATACCAACTTCAAGGAAGAACCTATAGTAAGAGCCGTAATATCCCACATAGATCTTAAACGTGAGTATACGATGAGATTGGATAACTTGATCTGGAAACCATCAAACGTCTATAGCGTACATATGAGCTTATCGGAATCAACGTTATTCGATACGATCATAAAAATGTATGGCATGACATCCGATCTGTATCTTAGGGAGAACAAGAACAAGGAACTGGCATGGTTGTTCGCCGTAAGCCGACTCCCGGATCCTCCAAGGAAGATGGATAAGGAGTATACTATTACTGGAGATGTTAAGATGGACATCGAGAGAATATCAGATATAAAAAAAGAATTAGGTAGAAGATTAAAAATGTCGATTTAGATTATGGAAAAGGATAAATTATTGAGAATGATAAAAGAGGTGATATTCGAAAAAGTAGGTGAATTTAATGGGCTTAATCGTCCTGAATCGATAACCAATAATGATGAGCTGGGCGCGGATATGGCCATGGATTCCCTTGACTTCGTGGAAGTCGTAATGGAAATGGAGAAGAGAACTGGTAGATGTATACCTGATGAAGTACTTGATGTCAAGCCTTATCACGAATTGACGGTAGGAGAGCTTACAAATATGTTGTACGATTATTTAAAGGATTATGGAAAGAGATGAGTTATTGGAGATGGCGAGGGAAGAGATATTCGATAAAATGCATGAGTTCAATTACATTAATAATATAGAGGTAATTGACGATGTAAGAGAAGACAGTAATTTGTCATCTGATCTAGCTATGGATCCATTTGATTTATTAGAGGTATTGATAGGGATTGAAGAAAAGATGGATATAAGGGTACCGGATGATGTCTTTGGCGATAAATCTGTCGATGAACTAACTGTAGGGATTTTTGTGGATATGTTGTACGATTGGCTTGAGAGTAAGTAATGGACTTCGGATATGATGATTGGGAAGAGGGGTTAGAGACCCCTCTTGTCGATGATTGCGATGACGATCATGAGGAGGAAGAATATGATTTCGGTTAAGGAATTAAGACCAGGTAATCTTGTAAAGGACAAGGCTGGCGATATATGGAGAGTAGGGTGCGTTACCGGTATGCGTAATGAAAATGGGTCATTAATCCTTGAACGTGAGGTTGATGATGGGATAATGAAATGGTATTCAGGGGAAGATGATGTTATGCCTATTGAGATAGACGATGACCTTCTTGACGCTATCGGTTTCAAGAGTGATAAGGGGCGGGATGTATATCGAGGCTACGGAATATCTATAGAGATTTTTGATGATGGGTATTATCTTGGACTTAGGGATCTGGAAGACGACCTAAGCGATCCTATTCAGATTAAGGATCTTCACCATCTACAAAACCTGTTAATGGATTTATACGGACATGACATAAAAATAGATAAGCTTTATGGTAATACCGGAGAATAATTTGTTATGTAAGGTTATAAACGGAGAAAAGGTTCTCGCCGCCTCTTACTCGCAGATAGACACGTTCGTCCAGTGCCCATATAAATGGTATAAGACTTACGTGGAGGGTCACAGATCCACGGAGAAGCACGAGGCTACGTCATATGGCACGGTTATCCATCAGACGATGGAGTATTTCTTCAAGAACGGATGCAGACCTTCTTATGAGGATATGAGTAAGGCTTTCAATTACTACGCCGATATAGAACAGATTCCTTTTGATAGCGTAAAATCCCAGATCGAGTCTATGCAACATGCGGCTAGGTTAATAAGATGGATTGTGGGGTTGTTTGAGAAGGACGCCGCTGGCAATTATAAGAAGGCATGGTCCGATCTTACGCCAATGGAGAAGGTGATCCGGGGGTCGAGACCGGCCGGCGTGGAGGAGAGCTTCGTCCTGCCTTATAAGCTGCCCAAGCCCCTTACCTTGGATGGCGTGACGTACGATAAGGTACATATCATAGGATCAGTAGACTGGAGAGGTGAGTATAAGACAAAAGACAGAACAGCTATGTATACGATAGACTGGAAGTCCGGGAGAAAATTATTCGATAAGGATAAATTGCTTCACAATCTCCAGCATCCGATATACGCCTTCTACATACTGAGAAAGTACAAGGTATTGCCGGATATGTGCAGCTATTTCTTTACCCGCATGCTGGACAATCAGAACGTGAAGGTAGATAAGGAGAAAGTAGAGAGGTCGGTCAAGGAGCTTAACGATATTCTCCTTGACATGTATGATTTCGAGACAAATAAAATCAATAGCTATCAAGCTCACGTTTGGGACGACGCCAAACAGGGGTATAAGTACGAGAAGCGCTACCTCATGGGACGCCAGCCGGCCTGCCTTGAACCCCGCCCCAATCCTTTGTGTTTTTGGTGCGATTTCTCAATCCATAAACAAGGGACATGCAGGTATTCATCGGACTGGGATGAGTCAAAAAGAAAGAATAAAAAAGAATAACTTTATTAAAAAGCCTAGGTAAACATCTAGGCTTTAATTATATTTGTGTCAATAAATAATTGGTTATGGATAGAAACGAAAGAGAAAAACAGGTATTGGATCTTCTGATGTCTAGAAAGGATATCAGGAAATTGGTAGAGAAATCAAATGAATGTTATTCTAAGATGGATTTCGTTGGCGCCATGAAATACCGGCAGGAGATAAAGGATATCGTAGACCGGGAATCGAAGATCATGTTGACAAAAAGCGAGTCTTTGGTGAGTTTGATGAATAACGCTGATAATGAATATAAATTCAATATGCTGGTATGGCTACATTCCATGATGTGTATGGCGGATGTATTTAACGGGATATTGGAGGATTTCAAGGATGGGGTAAGGAAAGCCAACGGCAACTCTAAGTTCGTTAAGTTCGATAATCTGGATAGATTGATGACAGGATGTAAGAAAGAGATTGATTACCTGATGAAAGGCACAAGTAAATCATTCCAGATATCTTTTGCCGTAAGGAGCGATGAGATGAGGGAGATGATAGAGAATATGGTTGGGAATAATATCCGGGAAGGGTACGACATGTTCAAGGAAGAGGCTGAGATGGTGAATGAGACAGACAGGAGTAAGATAGAGGAATTTAATAAAAAACTTGACCATGATCAAATGTAATATAAAGCTAGGCGATATAGTCCATACCCAGATAGGAACAGGAGAGGTGATAGCCATAAGCAAGACCAAGGAAACTTTAATGGTGAAAATGGACGATGGTCGGGAGTGTGCGATAAGATTAGAGTACGTGAAAGACGTTTTTGATAACTACAGATCCAAATGATTTACAAATTAAGACCATATCAAGAGGAATGCGTTAAAAGTATCTCCGATTACATAAACTCTGATAGGCATGATCCAGTGTTAGTCATCGGACCGGTAGGTTGCGGTAAATCGATCCTCATAGCAGAAGCGGCAAGATTGATGGGAGATAAGACGCTGGTTCTCCAGCCGTCTCGCGAATTACTAATACAAAACTACTGCAAGCTTACATCATATGGCATACCGGCGACCATCTACTCCGCCTCCTGTGGCAAGAAAGAGCTATCTAACATGATATACGCCACGTTAGGGTCTATCAAGAAGGTTGTTGGTCAGCTTAAGGAGATGGGAATCAGAAATGTATTGATAGATGAGGCTCATGCCGGATATAGTCCTGAAGACGGCAGTGAGTTCATGACATTCATGAATGAGCTGAAGCCGAGAAAGGTGATAGGGTTTACAGCCACGCCATGTAGACTTAAAAACATGTCGATAGGACAGACATCATATTCCCAACTTAATTTCATCACTCGTATGAGACCGGTATATTTCAAGAACCTGATTCACGTGATACAGGTAGAGGAGATGATAAGGCAAGGATTTTGGACACCTCTTAAGTATGAGACATGGAATTTCAATGGAGATGCCCTTAAACTTAATTCTAACGGCTCCGAATATACGGCTGAGTCAATTAGTGAGGCGGTGAGAAAAAATGGCTTAAACAACCTTATTTTACGTCGGTTGATGGTATTAAAAGACGTATGCAGATCTATACTGGTGTTTATGGATTCTGTTGAGAGCTGCAATACCGCCGCCGAATGGATGAACGCAAAGATATGCGCTGGCATGGCGGAAGTGGTTCACGGAGGCACGCCAAAGAAACAGCGGGAGGCTATAGTCGAGGGGTTCAAGTCAGGTAAGACGAAGGTAGTGTTCAACTATTCCGCCCTCGGTACGGGATTCGATCATCCGGGTCTGGATTGCGTGATAGTCGGAAGACCGACGTTCTCATTCTCGTCGTTTTATCAGTGGCTTGGCAGGGCGGTCAGGATAAAGGACGGTAAGGGCAGCGCGTTAGTCGTTGATTGTTGCAACAACTCGTCAAGGTTCGGCGATATAAGGAAACTTAGTATAGAGAACTACAAAGGATATGGATGGGGGATGTTTATCGGCGATAGACTAATTACCAATATCCCGATGGGGGATAAGGTAACGAAAACAGATCTGGATATCAAAGCAGCCAAGAAAGATCGTAGGAGGGGGCTGGCGCAGGGCGTAACCGCCGCCCCTGTTCCCGGGAGACCGGATCATCCCCTTGGCTCTACGGTAATGACATTCGGGAAATATTGTGGGTGGATGTTGCATTCGATCCCAGTATCGTACTTCAAATTCATAAACGAGACATTTGACTGGGATAATGATAGGAACAAGGATATAAAAGAATACATAGATTTTTTAATCAAAAACAATAGATTATGACAGGATGTATATATCATGAGGCTGATCTTGACGGAGTAATGTCAGCGGCTATAGTAAAAAAGTATTTCAAAGGGGACATTGATCTTCTTCCTTACAATTACGGCAAAGAAATACCTGACGTGAATAAATATGATAAGGTGTTTGCAGTTGACGTGTCATTTGGAAACAGAACAAGATTCCTTTTCGATGAGTGGAAAGAGAAAGGTATAGATGTCGTATGGATAGACCATCATAAGACCGCCATAGACGATATGAGGGATTACGAGGTAAAGGGCAAGAGACGTATCGGAACGGCGGCTTGTGAGCTTACGTGGGAATATCTTTTCGATGATATCGAAACCCCTGACGTGGTAAAATTATTGAGCGCTTATGATGTATGGGATCATGATCGCTTCGAATGGAGTGATGTCATGGCGTTCCAATACGGGATGAGAGGATATTGTGGTCTTGACGTGGATATGGCGGCAAGTGCCATGGATGGCGATCATGACTTCATATATGACATGATAAGGAACGGGGAGGCGATACTGGAGTATATCGTTGAGAAAAACAGGGGCGAGATAAATATATTCTCATTCGAGGCTGATGTATTTGGGTACAAGGCTATATGTATGAATACCACGGAGTTTAACTCTACTACATTTGAATCTATGTATAACCCTAAAAGACATGATCTGATGATGCCATTTTGCTGGAACGGAAGATTCTTTAGATGCTCGTTCTATACCACCAAAGAGGAGGTGGATGTCTCGGTGCTGGCACGCAAGGCCAATCCCGGTGGAGGCGGTCATAAGGCGGCTGCCGGCTTCCAACTTAGCGTGGAGGATATGATGGGATTCTTGAAAGAGAGGAGGATGTGATATGGTAGGATTGATATCTATTATTATAATAATAGTAATCTCCTTTGTCATGATGATGGAGGGATGGGAAAAATATGATTCACAAAAGTTTTACACAGGGCTGCTTGTGATAGGTATAAGTATCATAATGATATTTCCAGTAATGCAATATAATATGGAGAATATGAAAAACGTATGCAAATTCAAGAAACTTAACGAAATGAAGCTAGATGATTACGGCTTCGGTTTATTCGAGTACAATGGCGTTCTTTATTTCAAGGAGGCAGAGGGTGAGAGATGCTTTGATGTAAGAAGCGGAAATGAGGTTATTATCGGGAAAGATAAAATTGTAACGGCCTTGGAGGATTGATCATGAGAAAACTTGACGACACCAACAGGACAAGAAAGAAAAACGTACGGCACTCGTGGGTAAAGGCGGGGCCGGGGATCCAACGCTGCGCTATTTGCGGAATTACGAAGCAAAGCGAGTGGAGAGACGGGAAGACCTCGCATTGCGTATATCTATCATCTGGTGAGCTTTATTCTATGACAGGAGAGACACCGGAATGCAGGGATCTTAGTGAATTTTATTAATAAAACAAAAAGGAGTTTGAAATGAAAGAGGAATTTAGCAAATACGACAAGGTTGTTTATGATGGTGAGGTATTTGAGGTACTTGAAACCGCCGACAATACGGGGATAATGAAAATAGAACCGTTATTTGATGAGACATATAAATTTATTTGGGTTGATGAGGAGATGGTTGTCTCGTTAAGCAGGGCTATCAAGTTAAGGCTTATTGATGATGAGACGGCAGATGAGGCGATGAATTTCGGGAAGCCAAAAATAGGAGACGCGGTGGTGGAAAGCGGACCGCTTGTAGGGAAAGACGGCAGCGGCAAGGACGACCGGGCCGACGGCAAGCTTCGGTGGGATCTCCTTCCTTTGGCTGAGATAGAGGATATCGTGAGGGTATATACGGAGGGGGCTAAGAAATACGCCGACAATTCATGGCAGAATATACCTGATGGATTTGAGAGATATAGAGCGGCTTTACTTCGCCATATGACGGCGTACATGAAAGGCGAGAGATATGATAAGGAGACAGGGCTGATGCATTTGGCACAAATTTGTTGGAACGCCATAGCGTTATTATATTACGATAAACATAACAAAGGGTTAATAGAATGGAAGGATCAGGAGAAATAATAGTAGACGAGAAATTAAAAGCTATTGACAAAAGGACTGGTAGGTACATTAATGTGATCGCACGTACTATTGACAATGGTACTTCATTCCCGATAGTTAAGTACCTTGATAAGAATCGTAAGGAGCTGAATTATGATTGTGTAAGGCATCTTAATTTTGATATAGACATAGATTGGGAGTTGAGAAGATATCAGATCGTAAAAGATTTATTGTCCAACGATTTCGATGGGAGGAGGTTGAGTGTAGATGAGGTAGATAACGCTATATTTACAGCGGATTTAATTATTAACAAATTAAAAACTATTTAAAAATGGTAAGAATTGATTTTTTCACGAAGAAAGACGCTGAGTACAGCGATTACATGCGATATATTATCGCCAACACGTTACAGGAATATGAGGGTGAGGTCACGTTAAACCAGATCCCGGAGAACAAAGCCACGGATGAGGAGATATCCAAGTACGGTATAGAGGTATATCCTACTATTATCGTCAGTGGAGATAATATGGATGGCTTTAATAAACTTGAGGGGATGTGCAGAAAGGCTGATCTTATTAACGTCATGTCATTATACGATAAGAAATAGGCTCATGACGCTAAGTGATAAATATTTTGGCTGGAAAGATATATTCTTTGACAGGTTCGTGCATTGTTGTAATGAAAAAAGCGGTCAACCACAAGGGAGTAATATACCTCTAGCCAAAATAAACTTCGATAACAAGACAGGATATGTGGAGGACGGGACTATTAATATAGCCGAGCTTCTTCAATATCTTTGGATAAATAATAAGGTCTATAGGTGTGAATATGCGCCCATAGATATATCTTCCGCCTTGCAAACATTGATCAGATTGACCGAGAACGCTAAACATATGTTTGAGGATCAACCGGGTGTATATGACATGATCCCATATAGAGGTTTTTTCCTTAGAGATGACTTTTCATCCGGGAAAGATTATTCACTTGATTTGGATAAAATAGTGAGCGGGATGGGAGGATGGTATGGGGAGGATGAGGATCCATGCTACTCGATGTTCGTCAGCCAAGATCAGATATGGAACTTGAACCCGATATTGAAGGTATTAGCTGATGAAGGATCTATTCTAGCCAAAGAACTTGGGTATGATATGAACTCATATGTCAGCGACAATGGATATACGATATACAACCCCTACCTCTCGTGGATCAATCATTACTATCATTATTGCCCGACATTTAACGAGGATAAATTAAAGCCTTGGGATAGAGTAGAGGATAGGAAAAATAAGTTCAAGATGACGGATAAGGTCAAGAGAGGTGCCAATAACTGGTACTATTCAGGCGGGACTATATCTTGCGTAGATAACTTCTTAGGGAAGAAATACAGGAAGAATCTCCGAACCTTTATCTATCGTGGAATAGTATTCTTCCTTGACCGGATATGGCATACGCCTTTATTTGAGAGGATGGGCGTGAAAATGAAGTACAACGCTTATTATTGTTATGCCGCTACCTCCGGGATATGGTATGATAAGGGATTCAAAAGAAGACTAGCCAAGAGATTTAACAAGTCGCTGGGCGGCGACGGGGAACTGTTCGGGGCTAACCTAGCCTGCATGGTATGTGACCGTAAGGATATCGATTGGGAGGCGCTTCGTCTTTGGCTTGACAAATACGATGATCCTACTGATAAGGGCATGGTGAATAGCCCTATTCAATTTATGTATTTATATTTATATTACACTTTTAACAAATAATTTGAAATGAAGAAGATAAATAACTGGGTTATAAGAACATTTGGATTGAGAGGCTCATGGAGCTGGGCTAAAAAACAGATGTTAAATGGAGCGATCATTAAACGTAAGGCTACTACAGGGACATACAAAATAGCTATTGATAATGACAAGAATAGGTTACTTGTAGCCACATGGGATCATCTAGATCAAAGTCCTGTATGGGAAAGGTGTCCGCATAGTTTATTAGATGAAGATGCGGTTGATTATTTTGTCACAGCTCATAAGGAATTATCATATGGAGGCATAAAGATCAGGATGAAAGATGAATTTAATTGTAACGATAAAATATCGAAAGTATGAAAAAGATTACCGATAAAGACGTAGAGGCTCTTAAAGCCGGGAAGAAGGTGACAAAAGGTTTTATCCATATACAATTGAATGATAAGGGGAGATTAAACTTGTGAGTTAATATCAATATAACTGACAAGTATAGAAGTTTTAAGATAGAAGCTAACAAATTGTTTGATCATGAGATTTTTACCGATAAATATGATAAGTTGAAAGTTATAAATATAGAACAATAAGGTAGAAAAAATGGATAAAATTATATTGGATGCTTGTTGTGGTTCCCGGATGTTCTGGTTTGACAAAAAGAATCCTTTGACATTGTTTGTTGATATCCGGGACGAGGAACACGTTCTTTGTGATGGTCGAGATTTAAAAGTCCATCCTGATCTTATCGCTGATTTCACCAATTTGCCTTTTCCTGATAAAAGTTTCAAGCTTGTCGTATTTGATCCACCTCATCTGCTTAAGGCAGGTGATAATAGTTGGCTTGCCAAGAAATACGGCAAATTGCCGGAGGATTGGCCAAGGTTGATGAATCAGGGTTTCAATGAGTGTTTCCGGGTGCTCGATGATTATGGTGTTCTTATCTTTAAATGGAATGAGGATCAAATAACCGTCAAAGAGGTTTTGAGAGCTATTGATCAATCACCTTTATTTGGACATACAACAGGCAGGAGTGGTAAAACCATGTGGATGTGTTTCATGAAATTACCTAACATTATAATATGATTTAAAAAGATTATGACAAAGAAACAGTTAAAGATCCCGTTTAAGGACGGGAGACCATGTAAATGGGTTAAGGATGTTCATGATGAGGAACGCGATAATTATGAGTTTGATGAATGCCTTGAAATACACGGATTCGTTCGTGGATGCTCTTCGGCTGTAATGATATTAAGACCAGCAAATGATCATGGGGAGGATTTTAATTATACCAAAAGTATCTATTACCAAGTATTCTTGACAGACAGTGAGGAAGTAATACGGAATATGATGCATGGAATCATATATGGTAAATGGACTTTTGTTAAGAGGGGAGAAAATTTTGGCATTAAATTGGTTAAGGTCTTACCTAAGATACATAAACTTACTCTTGATATGATCGCAAAGGATATTTTTAGGCCTGAAAAATTATAGCGATATGATTATAAGCAAGAAATGGTCGATGCCGAACAGCGAGACATTCAGCATAAAACCGATAAGAGAACTTATAGATAGATATAAAAAAGACGGGATGGTTATAGTGGATCCATTCGCCAGAAACAGCGATATAGGGACGATAACCAACGATCTTGATCCTGATACTAGGGCTATGTATCATAAGGACGCCACGGACTTCTTGTGTCATCTTGATGATAATATAGCTGATATGGTACTATATGATCCACCATATTCCGCTAGACAGGTATCCGAGTCATATAAAAAGCTTGGAGAATCTGTTAATATGCAAACAACACAATCTAGTTATTGGGCTAGACAGAAGAAGGAGATAGCTAGGATCACCAAGAAAGGCGGGGTGGTCATTACCTGCGCGTGGAACTCCGGCGGTATAGGGGCAGGGCTTGGCTTCGAGCAGCAGGAGATTCTTCTCGTGGCTCATGGGGGATGGCATAATGATACGATTGTTACTGTAGAAAAAAAGATCAAAGGTTAGATGAAAGAAAGGATATTCACCACAAAAGAACAGGGGAGGGTGCTGGTTGAGGCCGGCCTCCCTATCTCCACCGCCATCGGTTTCAGAGACAAGTATCTGGATCAATTACATTCTATGGAGGATGACGCTGGTCGTATAGGACTGATCGAGGCCGTTACCCCGGATATATACAACCCTGTTTGGGATGTAGGGACGTTACTGAATTTACTCCCATATGAGATAGAGGGTTGTATATTAGAATGTTATAAGCTAGAACATGCATGGTCTGTAACGTATAGAGATATAGATGAGATCCCTATGTATTGGAGTAGCGAGAAACTTCTTGTAGACACATTGTTTTCGATGATGATGGAATTACTTAAACATAAGATTATATGAGCATAAAGCAAATAACAAAATTAAGGTACAAAACGAAAGATAAGCCTCCTATGGAAGGTGTTCCTCTTTTAGGATACAACAAAAGATATGACTGTCCGTGGACAGTAGTGTACAGAAGCAAAGACAAGTACTACACTTGTATGAAGTACGACACCGAATTTGAAACATATCCACCGGAAGAATACGAATATCTATATCCATGAGAACATGAAACAAGTAACAAGAATAAGATACAAAACGGGGGATAATCCGCCTATGGCTGATGTCCCTCTTATAGGATACAGCAAAAAATACGACTGTCGGGTAGCGTTAGTATACAGAAAAGGGAATAACTATTACACCAATATGGAGTGCGATGTTGAATATAAGACATCCCCTCCAGATGAGTACGAATACGTATATCCGTGAGAACTAGAAGGGATATATTTATATTTAAGCATGATTAATATTATTTTAATATTATTCATGCTTTTATTTTTGTTTAAATTGTATTTTTGTATCAACATTAAAAACCAGATTGTTATGAACAAATTGATCTTGAACGATATCCAAGACCTGTGGAGGTGGAGGGAGAAGATAAACATCGATGACCTCAAAGAGGATCCTATGGCTGAGGACATGCCGTTATATTTCCCGTGCGCCGTCGTATGGCATGAGAAACATAATGATTGTATATGCTACGGATTTGTTTATGTAGCAGAAATATTAGGGATATAAGCATTAAAAAACGAATAATTTTAACAACGTGAGCAAATTACTATTTTTCGATTTAGAGACAACCGGGGTTAAGTTCTGGAGAAACGGGATACACCAAATAGGAGGGATCGTGGATATCGACGGGCAGGAGGTCGAGAGGTTCGACATCCGCCTAGCCCCGAACCCTGCCGCCACGATAGAGCAGGAGGCGCTGGACGTGGCCGGCGTTACCTTGGAGCAAGTGCAGTCTTATCAGCCTATGGAAGACGGATACAGGCAGTTAGTTGGTATATTATCCAAATACGTGAATAAGTTCGATAAGAGGGATAAAATGTATTTAGTGGGGTATAACAACGCTGGATTCGATAACAGCTTCCTACGGGCTTTATTCCAGCAATGTGGGGATAAGTATTTCGGATCATGGTTCTATCCTAACTGTATGGATGTATATGTTATGGTGACACCATTCCTTATGGGCGTAAGAAACGATATGGAGAACTTTAAGTTGATGACCGTGGCTAAGACTATGGGTATTGAGATTGATGAGAATAAACTCCATGACGCTACTTATGATATTGAGCTGACTAGGGATATATTTTATAAGATAATCAACAAAATGGATGTCAAGCTATGAGAGATGTTCTAGAGGCCATGCATGATTACCCGGATGAGGCTCTTGGGTTATTTTTCTTTTTGATAGTGATTGTCTGGTTATTGTCAGGTGTATTTGAGAAAAAAGATGGATGATAAACTCGATGAGATACTGGATCTCCTAAGATCTCAAAATGAGATGATTAAGGATATTCACGACTATGTGAAAGAAGTTACCAGCGAGAAATATATAGGGGAGTCTAGGATGACCAGCTTCTCTATCAATTTGGCCGCTGATATACTTACCGAAGCCATTAGCCCTAAGATAAAAGGGATGATGGTGGATTTATTAAGGAAACAGGGATGGAAAACCGAATGAGACATGGGAACATATGAGAAGAAGGTAAATCAGTTAAAAGATTTGATGGTAAGGAAATACAAATCGGCTTACAACAAATCCAAGGAAATGGACATAGATATAAGCTCGATGACATATCTTCCGAAACCAGACGCGTTTAACGTCATAAATATTGAAAAAATGCATGTTATTCTTGATCGGGTCAATAAGATCATAGATGATAACAAGGATAAGCTTAAGAATCCGACTTGCTCTACATGCGTACATCTGCATGATAATGATTGGGCGAAAAGATACGGGAAAGTATGTTGCTCTATTTGGCAAGTGTGTGACCATTATATAAACCCTAACAGTAAATATAACAGGAAGCAAAAGACTTATGTTAGACGACCAAGCAACAAAGCTTGTCCTAATTATGAGTATGGTGATGATAATTTTGAAAACAGAAGAAGATGTATAAAAGAAAAGAATACCCGATAAAGAGCTATGTGCCGATGCGCACCAACAAGGATAGGACGTGTATCTGCTGTGGCGATACGATCCCAGCCGGCAGCAGCAGGATGATACCTAGACACGCCAAGGCAAATTACGGTCTATGTTTCCCGTGCTTCAGGAAATGGAGAGATACCGGAGGAGATCTTAAGCTTATGGACAACCCCGGAGATGCGAAGAAAGAATATGTCATACATATGTCTAATATCCTGAAAGGGAATTGTGATATAATAAAAGGTCGAAAGCTTTACGTGGCTTTTAAAAAGGCGATAAATGGCGGAAAGAAGATCGTTATCAAATTTGACACTGATCAACCGATATCTATGTCAACAAGAGTCATGAATCCTTCATTCGGAGAGATTATGGATGAGTACGGCAAGGACATATTCCAAGGTAATCTCAAACTGGTAGATGTCCCAAAAGGAGTTAAAGATTTGATAGTTAACTATATAGAAAAACATCGTAAATTATAAACATAAAGACATTTATATACATGATCTTAACATTCAGAAGAATGGATCCTATACCTAAAAGCCTAGGATTTATGGTAAGTATAACATTATGGATGTCCATAGTATGTACAATATTTAACTTTACCGTATTGATAATGAAGTTAATAAAATAGACGATAGAAAAGAAGGTGACGTGATATACAAGAATGGTATGGAACTGCTATGACAAAGATTAAAGCAAGTATTATTATCCTATCTCTTATCATGATAGGATGTAAGGATAAAAAAGAAGGGTGATTATATATAATTTTACACTAAAAAAAATAGCATATAAATAGGAATTTATAAATATTCTATTTATATTTGCGCTATGTATTTGGTGGAACAACATATAATTACTATTAACGATAAGAGATATAAGGATTTAGATCGAATATGTTTCTTATCCAAGAATCTGTACAATGCGGCTTTGTATATAATAAAGCAAGAGTTTCTTAGTACAGGTAAATGGATAAGAGCTGTAGATCTTAACAAGAAGATGGTAGCAGATAATAACATAGATTATAGAGCAATGAGTGGATCATCCTCCCAGCAAGTTCTTATGGCTTTAGACAAGAACCTAAAATCTTATTTCTCGGCTATCAAGGCATGGAAACGTGATAATAAGAAATTTACCGGCTGTCCTAAATTCCCAAAATATAAGCATAAAACAAAAGGAAGGAACGTATTTTCTTATTCTTACGCACAATTTAGACATAGAGGAGATTTTATCTATTTCCCTAAGAAGGAAGGATTATCTCCTTTAAAGACTAATTGCAAGGAGGGGACTGTAAAACAGATTAGATTTGTTCCTAAATCCGATTGTTATGTCATAGAAGTTGTATATGAGTCAATTGTGAAAAAGCAACTTGATGATAACAACAGAATCATGTCTATTGATCTAGGTGTAAATAATCTTGCTTCTATCGTAACTAACGTAAGCAATAAACCTATTTTGATAGATGGGAGGAGACTTAAATCCATCAATCAGTATTACAATAAGAAAAGGTCAGATATTCAACAACAATTAAAGAAAGTAAATGGAAAAGAAAATTCGAGACGGTTGATGTCCTTAACAAGAAGGAGAAACAACAAGGTGAAAGATTATCTTCATAAGGCAAGTAAGGAGATAATAAATAATTGTTTGAATGAGGATATAACAACATTGATAGTAGGTCATAACGATGGATGGAAACAAAATGTTAACCTTGGTAAAAGGAATAATCAGAATTTTGTTTCGATTCCATTCGAGATGTTTATATCAATGTTAAGATATAAATCGGAAAGACAAGGACTAAGATTTGTTGAAGTAAACGAATCTCACACGTCAAAATGCAGTTCTTTCGATTTAGGACCAGTATGTCATCATGATACTTATGTTGGTAGAAGGGTAAGAAGAGGTCTTTTTATGACAAGAGATGGTATTCTTATCAATGCTGACATCAACGGAAGTTATAATATCATGAGAAAAGTAAAGGGGGATGCAGCAATGCCACTCCATACAGGGTTTGGGTATAACCCAGTTAAGAAATTTATTAACTAATTATATAAGTGTAAACTTGTATATAATTACCTATGTTTAAATCCATTTCGTTGGATTCGGACGTCAAAATTCCACTACTATTCTTCGTGGAATCATGAAAAAGATCTACATTTGCATTCATGAATAGAATGTTTATTCCCATCCGTCCGGGATGGATAGATGGGAATGCAAAAATAGCCAATATGATTGTTTTAAGCAATCTACTGGCTATTTTTTTTGTCATACTATATCGGCTATCTTCCCCTGTCAAAGTACCAATTAGCGTCCTCACCGGACTCATCCTTATCCCTGCCTCCTAAGAAGAATCCCATCGTCATGCCGTTGGTCATCAACCAGTAGTCGGATGTCTGCTTAATATCCCTAGCCGTCTTGATATTATACCATTGCTTACCAAACGAGAACTTCATGAGCTGCCTCCATAGCTTGCTCTCGCCCTTATACACGCCGGTCTGGACGGTAGCGAACGGATCCCAGTTTCGAGGATCGGTGAGATCACCTAGCTTCCGGGCCGTGACCAGCGGGTCTTGTAACATATCTATAGCGTTAAGCTCCATGAACGGGGATGTCTGGGAAGCGATCTCATTGATCGTCCTGAATCCTATATAGGTAATGAACTGCCCGAACCAGCTATCCTCATTATCCTCCCTATATCCCATCAACGCCCGTCCTATGGCTATCATGGTAGCGAATACCGCCATATTAATAATAGATCTCTTAATATTAGTCTGTTCATAAGGATTAAGCTTATTATACTCCTCCTTCATCACATCATATATCTCTCCCATCCTTCCTTCGGACATAGTATTGTAAACATCCCCGGCCAGTCTCCATAATGTCCTCATATATCCTTCCTCGAACTGGTTGGTCTGGAAATTAAAACCGGCTTTCTTATACGCCCGCTGCACGGCCAATATAAACCATCCACGATGAGGCAGCACCATATTAAGGATAGCGTTCCGGCTAGCCCCCACCCGGTTCCGCTCGTTCAAGGCGCCGTTGCAGATCTGCACCATGCTCCTGACCCTACTGGACAAGGTGGGTATATATCGGTCTATAATATCCTTGTTAGCCTCGTTCTTAGCCACGATCTTTCCATCCTTAACATCTACCATGTTCCACATAGAATAATCCCTTAAACGCTCCCAATCACGTTTAGCCTCGTTAGCGGACATATTCCTGTCCTTCATCATCATCTCCTTGAAATTGGAGTATGACCAGAACTGACCCTCGTATAGGCGGGTATCATCCATGACCGAGATAATGACCTGCGGATCCAACGGGGAGTTAAGAACCTCCATCATCTTAAACGGCAGGTTCCGGAATAAGGTTCTCCAGATCTTGTTATACGCCGCGGATCGTACACGGTTGCGGACATTAAACACGCCTAGAGCTTCTCCAACGACATATAGCTTGTTGGTACGGTTTATGTCCCCGATCTCAGACACGTACGTACTCAACTGCTTCTGGGCTTCCCCATAGGCGTATTTCATGGAGTCCTTGCTTATGTACTGTCCTACCATACCTTCCAAAAGGAAGTTGGCCTGCCCGGTAAGGGCACCGGTAGCCGCCACGAACGGGGAGAAGCCTAAGTTGGATTTGGACACAAATTTGGTAAACATAAGGGCCAGCTTATTAAGATCGACCTTATAATTGCCTATATTCCATTCAGTCCGCTTATTGTTTATCCTAACGTCATAGATACTGGCGTTAACCCAGTCCTGAAACATCCTGTAGGCATGAGTGGCTTCTGGATTCTTTCCCCCATCATATTGTGTCTCAAGCATCATATTCCTATATCCCATAACATCATCCAAAGCAGCTCTCTTATACTTATAAGATGCCGCCTGAAGGGATAGCATAGAATAGGAGTACGCAAAATCATGAGATACGTCATCGGCATTCTCTAGCTTACTTAGATAGTACTTGGGGATCATGCGATATTTGTTATCGTTCTCATCAAGCTCTCCTAGGTCTTGCCCCTGACCATGTATAGGGTCATCCACCCTCTCGCCAACAATATCACGCACGGCGTTGCCGATGGCCGCCTTCGGGTCAACCCCGGCCTGCACCATCCTCTCCACGCCGCCCTTGGATATTTGTGGTATCTGGTAGATGTTCCTGAACCGCTCGTCATAATCCTCCATAGCCTTACGGCTTATGTTAAGCAATTCCTTCCTCATCTCCCACTTATCCTTATTGATCGTAGCTTCCTCCCCTTCGTTGGTAATACCGTATTTCTTGAAAAAAGCCTCGTTCTTGTACTTATCGAACCTAGGCGTATGATACCCATAACCCAGATCGGGATTATAATTAGGATTACGGAAAGAACTCTCGGCATCGGCCTCTTCTAGCCACTGGTTATTGATCGATAAGTCAATCATATTAATATCAAACCCGAAACGGGATACGCTCTCTTCCTTTGATATACCATTTTCCATGGCATCAAAGAACTCGGATACCTTATACGTACCGTTATTTATCTTCCTAACGAAATCAGAATATCCCTTGGGAGAGTATTTTCTCATATAAGGATATAGCCGAGTTCTGGCGTACTCGATAAGTATACTGTTAGCCTTACCCATAGCTATATCATTAGCCAGCTTATCACCGAAATCAGGACCGTATTTCTTTCTAAAGAACGCCACCTCCACGGTTGTCCATGACGGGTTCTTCCGGGACAGCTTGGCGGCCATCCTATCCACCTGACTCCGGGAGCGGGCGGACATATGCTCCTTGGCGAATTTAATTTCATCCATGCCCTTGTCGTACGCCATGGCGTCCCTTAGAGCGTTACGGTAGGAATCCGTGACTCCACTCTCCACCGTATCAGGCATATCCATCTCAATATCCTCAGCGGAAGCGGCGGCGTTAATAACGCTCTTGGCCTCGGCCAGACGGTCGTATAGCTCGTTTATCTTCCTTAATGACGATGACCCACGAAGACGATCGAAATCATACTCGCCATATCTGGTACTGTCCCGGTACTGAATAAGCAAAGGTCTTAACTGATCGTTGATCTCATTTATTGTTGCCATCGCCTCCTCTACCTTCTCTATCCTTGATGATGATACAGATTGCTCCATGATCTTATCAACCAGATTCTCGTAATAATCACCCTCCTCGGATCCCCACATATCCTTAGAGAAACCAAGATGACCGCCAGCCAGCAGGAACTCGAACGCCGCCTTACCGCCCTCGGACCGCTCTATCCCACGAAGTATCTCCTTGAACTCGGCGGAAGCCTTACGACCCTCGTTGGTATTCCCGAACTCCTCGGCCCACGCCTCGTCCCATGCCTTGATCTCCTCGGACATCATCAACGCCTCGGATCCCTCTTCCTTTGGTGTCCCATCGGAATACCACTCGCTCTTGGCTATAGCCCTGTCACGTAAAATATCCAGATAAGATCTCCAAGCTATAGGATCGGATTGAAACGCCTTCCAATCGACCTTCCCGTTCCTCACGAACTTATCCATAGCCACATACCTGCTCCTGCGGATACGGGTCATGAAATCGGACGTGGCTTGCGATACCCTACGACCCAGTCTTTCCTCGACCTTCTTATCAACTTTCTCGATCTTATCGTAATAAGCCTGCACCATAGGTTTCTCTCGGTTCTCATCCAACCACCTATTTATCGCGTCGAGATATCGTTGCTGATCCTCGAACGTCATGTCCGAAATATCAAAATTCTGGATGGTAGGTTTGAATACATGATATACCTCCTTCGTAATAGGCTTATCCCCGTCATATCCTACTATGTCGTCACGGGTCTTCACCTTAAGGCCTCTATCGGATAGAAGAAGATCGATAAGCTGTTTCTCGGTCTTACCCGTAACATTCTTAAGATCATATATATCGATAATAGCCTTAGCCTGCTCGGTCCTGTATAGCAAATCGTATTTAGCGAAATCACGTGAGGAGTCAAGATAATCTGAGTTCTTGCCATTTATCTTCTGTATAAGATCCTCATTATCCTTTATCCCCCATCCACGCTCTTTCATCATCTTGGTCATCTTATTGATATTAGCCACGCCCTCAACATGAGCATCGTTATAAGCCTTGGCAAGACGTTGCCCTAACATGCCTAAGATAGCGTTACCACTATGCTCCAGTGTGCCAAAGAATCGGGACATGACATTGATATCCTTATGGATGTTATTTATCAACTTCTTTATCCCATTCCAATATCTTTCCGGGATATTAAACATCCGAAGCTGTCCATCCAGCCAGTCCTCATTACGATCACTTCGAAGGGCGTTTATATCAGACATAGATGTCTCAGCCATCCGCAATATATCATCCATATCCTCTACCATGCCAACCTTATTGCTGCCATAATAATCAGCCGCCTGATTATTGACGAATCCACGAAGGTTCCTGATCAGAGGAACTATCTCCCCATATACGTTATCGATAACCTGTATCGTCTCATAATCCAATCCTTTTCCGCTCTTACGTAGGCTACTGGCGACCGTAACCAAATACTCTACCTCGGCCTTGGCTGTAGCTATGACACTCTTGGTGGATAACAGGTTGTTGTTCTTACTAAGCTCACCCCCGACTTGTCTCACCTTCTCGCCTATATCACGAAGAAGGGAGATACTCTCACCGATCCTCTGGCTTTGGCTTGACCTCATCCTCTGCAATCTAGTGTATAGCCTTTCCAATGACCTACCGTTCTTGATCAACTTATTGGCCACGTCAACATCCGATAATGAGTACATGAGATGACCATTATCTTTCAACAGAAGCACGTCAAAAGCGCTTGGATCATCCGCTAACGCCGACTCCTTTATCCTATCAAGAACCTTATTCAAGTCCGATCTTTGGCTGGAGAAGAAATTACGTATAGCTCGTACCATCCTGCCAAACAAGGAGAGCTGGGCGTCCTCGGACGAGGTCAGATCCTCTACCGCCTGTTCCATGCCCGGAACGAACCGCTGGGCCAACGTTTTGCCTAGGATCTCCCGCTTCACCATCCGATCCAACTCCTCTCCTTGGTATTCCTTCCCATACACCTCATAGTAACGACCAGCGAATTGGTTCCATAATGAAGTTCCCTCGACAGAATCAAGTATCTCGTCAATCTCCTGCTGATTACGATAAGTATCGATCAAGAAGTGAGCCACCTCCTCATTAAGATCCTCTACCGTAGCCCCCTCAGCCAAGGCAATAACCCCATTAGCCATATCGGATAAGGCCCTAGCCGAAGGCTCGACACCATTACGCATCTTATACTTATCCATATATTCGGACATACCCATCACACGGATACCTAACGTGGATAAGATGTTGGTGATATCAGTCCTATTCTGGAGATCTTCCGCCTTCTCATTCTCGATAACCCCACGGACGTTACTCCCGTACAAAGCGTTATCCTCCATCATCAACGACAAGGCTAGCTCCATGAATCCATCATACTTATTATTAAGCTCCTCGAACTTACCTTGCCTTAACATACCCTTGATCTCCGGTCTGCTTACCGTAACCTTCTCCCCGGACGTAGTGATAAGATCAAGATCATTACTTACCTCCGTATCAAAACCTATAGAACCCAATACGTTCATCTCAGAGGATTGACTTCCAAACCTATTCCTGAGGCTGGATAAGGCATTCATAGCGTTATAGATCTTAAGACCATCAGAATTGCCGGCTCCAGTAAGATAATATCTATCCCCTAGTCTTATACGTTCCCCACTCAACATACCTTTCTTGATAAGGTAATTAATAAACCCTCCACGAGTACTTATATCTGAGTTTGAGCTAATACCAAGGACCGGGATAAATGACTCACTGTTATTGAGGGTTATGGAGGAAGAGCCAAAGGAGATGTCAGCCGTACCGGACGGGACGTCGCTCTCCTCGACACTGCCGGCCAAGAACCCGGCCTCGACCCGCCCACCGGACGATCCTTTTATGGCGTTGGCGTAAGATTCGTGTATCTTGCCGTCATCCGATCTAAAGAACAGGCGAGGCTCACCGGAATCATATACCAATCTTGAAGATGGAGGAGTATAATTCTCAATATTATTTAACGGCAAGACATTACCAGAAAATATGATCTCCCCATCTACATTTCCACCCTTCACCCTGATATTAGGTCGTTGCCCGGTAAAAGCGCTTTCCACGGCCTTCCATAACATACGGGCTGTCTCCTTAATATCTATATTCTCCCTGATAGCCCTTATATCATCCCATGACGCCTCTTTCAGTATCGTATCGCCAATATTATCCTCGTTTATGGAATCCAGATCCACCTCCTGTACCGTAGATGTATCTACCACAGCCATATCATTGACATCACCTACCTCTCCGGAGGTAAGATAAGCCACGACATTGTCGCTATTCCCAAGGCTTCTGGCCAACGCCGGGGCATCCATATCGCTTATGGCGGACAAGACCTTGGCTGACATAAGTTGCCCCCACTCGCTGGCGCTAAGTCTGACGCTTATGGATCTGGCCGCCTCCTTATTCCTTGGAACGGATCTCGTCCAGTCTCCGAACTTAGACCTGAACTTATCGTTATAAATAGTCATATAAGCCTCAGCGGCCTTATTAAGGTCACTTACGGCGGCTATACCCGCTATCTTATCGAACAAGGTGGATACCTCGCCGGAAGGGGTCAAGACACGGGTTATCTTACCTTCCTTATTCCTTTTAATTACGCAACTCGACATAACTTCATGTTTTTGACAAAGATAAACAAAAAGCCCCCACAAATAAGCGGAGGCTGATATTCTTATATTCCTTATATAATTTACGACTTAATCCGTATTCTTGCTATTGATGAACTCGCTAACACAATCACCAGCGAAGCCGGCTATATACGCCGCATGTTCATCCTCCCCGACCTTAAATCCAAGCGACATATTACAGAACTGACACACGCTCATGGCTATATGGAACGACTCATGACATATATTTCTCATCATTATATCATCGTCGCTTGAAAAATTCCAAAGTATGGCGAATTTACCATCATCGTCCCTATCCCTTACCAGATTCACGAAAGACGCTTCCTTATCCATATCATCCTTATCATCCCATTCTCCCTTATGATCCGGCTCCATGTTCTCGAAACGGTTACATAACGTCTCGTAATCCAATCCTACCGTGATAATCAACTTCAACGGATATACCACGAAATCAAATTCCTGCTCTCTCATAATTTTTTTTAATTTTTCTATAACCTCAAAACACATCTTGCACTCAATCCTACGATACAACTGCCTTACGCCATCTACCGTAACCCAATAACGATCACCATCACGGTGCAGGAACTCACTCATAACCTTGGTATCAGCCACATCATGTAAATCGTATGAACTGAAACCTAACTTACATATATCGTCAAGATCAAAATAAGTAACCTTATCATACGACATACAACGGATTTGTCTCCCATCAGGAACCTGAACATCGAAAACATTTATCTTCTCCATATTAAAAAACAGAGGGATGCCGATCCCATCACAGACCGGTATCCCTTATAATAAATTAGCGACGAAAAGCATGGTGATGGACATGCGCCACAAATGTAATTACAAAATTCGTAAAAACAAAATATCAAGGGCAATCACCCGTGCATTCGCATGGAGCATCGCTTTTCAAAACCCCATACACCCGATTGTCGCTAGTCAGCCATCGTTTGCCGTCACTCGTAATATAAGCCTGCCGGCATCCCTCCTGATTCACCGTGAGCGTCTTCTTAACACCTTTTGGAGTTGTTATCTCCAACTCAAGGGTACGGTCAAGGCCTTTATTCATCACCGAGCCAAAGGAAACAGGGGCGTTGCCGGTCCCGGACCCCGGGCTGACGGTCAGAGGCTGGTCCGTTACCTCGCCTACCCCATCCTTCCAATTAATATTCAAATCATTAGCCATATCTATATCATTTTTTGTTCTATTGCAAAGATAACAAAACAAATAAACCCCAACCGGATTTATCCAATTGGGGTTCGATACCATTATCTCCTAACTGTTATCGTCCCATCATCCTCAACACGGTTCTGGCGGCTGCTTGCGCCCAAGTCCAGCTGTCATTAGATGTTACGTTAACCGTCTGTTGAGTACCATTTACATCCAAGTTAATAGTCTCCTTGTCAAGCTCGATAGTAGAGTCTCCAGCGGCTTGCGTTACCGTCACGTTGGCTGTCTGGCCACCAGCGGCAGTTACCTTCAATGTAGCTGTCAGTTCCTCGATCGTGACGTTGGCCGGTACGTCCGAGATCGTGATGCTCCAAACGAACTCGCCAGCGGCTCCGGGATCGTCGGCGATAACCGCTCCGTTAGCCGTAGTCTTTCCAGCCGCCGTGTAGTTAGCCGGGAGTTGTAACGTAAGCCCATTCTCCTCAGCCGGCGTGACCGCGAACGTAAGCTTAGTACTGTTGGACTTACCGGTGATGGTAACATTACCGCCTGTCTTTTGTACGGAAGCGTTAGGGCTGTCTGATCTTACCACCTCAGCAGCCGCTGCCTGATTGACTACCAACGCCTTCTTAGCCCCGCCGTTCGTGGTGACCGTAAGGTTGATAGTGCGTTGACGACGACCGGTGTGTTTCTCACCGGAGAAATTAACCGCCTGATCTCCTGATCCTGATACCGGGTCGACGGTTACGAAACCGAATTTTTGTGATGCCATACTTAAATATATTTACAAATGTCATTTTATTATGCCAAAAATAACTTGTATCATATCACAAGCCAAATATAGGGGGGGGATAGATACAACTAGCCCTGTACAACCTCAACATACAACCCGATCAAGTCCTTTAGATTATGACTAAGAGGAGTTCCGCTATCCCTAGTACACTTATACACATCAGCGTTCTGGATGTAATATTTATCCTTGAATATCTCCATTGGAGGGAAATACGGGATAGGATCCCCTATGGTCCCGGCATGCTCCTTATCAATGACCTTGTATAAGGAAGCCGTATTTAATCCGGGTTCCCATTCCTTTGATAATGTATGTTGTTGAATAACCTCATAAAGGATATCCGTATCGTCCTTAACCACCCTGAGGCAGAATCCGGCATCCACCGACAGCCCGAACTCCGCCCCTTCTTGTCCCCATATAGGGAATAGGACCTTAACATCCAATTTCTCGTTAGGGGATAAAGATATAGCCTTGTTATTAACCACCATTCTGGAGAATCTGACAGCCACTTCCTGAGGATCGGAGGCATCTTTCTCCTTTGCCTGTTGCCGGACATAAGTCATGGTGATATTTACCTTATCTGGATAGCCGGACTGAGCGTCAATAGCCCTCACCTGCTCTACGGTAGTGGCTAAGCTTACTTCCCTCTGTTTGGCTCCTAACGCCGACATCAGATCATTATCATACTTATCCATCATCCCGATCAAGATCTTGCCTTCCGTCATATCGAACTCCAGACCTATGATCGTTATCTTACCAGCTATAGCCCCATCAGCCAAAGCGTTACGCCTATCATATTCAGGGATATAGATATTTTGGTCATCCAAGAAAAACTCATGAAGATTCTCATTCTCATAAGTCCTGATCTCCTCATACTTAGCCGATTTCTCCTCATTAAGAAGCCTTGAGTCATCCAATTTAGCCTCGATAATCTCCTTAACCGTAGCTTTAGGATTAGCCTCCTTGAACGCCAATTGCTCCTCCCCAAACTCTATCCATGGGGCGGGATTCCCGTTAATGTAATCATCATAACTATAGCCCTTGGCGTAATTATCATCAAGCGGATCGTCCTGAACTAATTGATTGGGATATATTTCCCTGTTTATATATACGTAGCTCATATCTTATATCATTAATCTTGTTCTTTAACGGCGATACTATACTTACCTGAAGCGTAACACCAGATATTTATCTCGAAAGGCTTGTTAGCCGTAGTGGTGATAGAAGTTCCGCTCATGCTGACATAATCCCCGGAGTTGGGTATCGCTTGGGTGAAAGCCGCTGAGGGAACGCACCTGATCATCAACTCCTCCCCTACCTGCATGCCGGAAGCCACGGATAAGGTCGTAGCGGCTGATAACGTGGCCGTGATACTTCTCTTGCTAATAGGCAGGTTAGCTAATGTCGTGACCGTATTAACCCCTATAAGCCTGTTCATGGTCTTCTTATCGGCGGCCGCCATCAAACCGTTAGTAGACTCATTGGCCACGGCATATGTCGTGTTAGGAGGTGTAGCCCATGTACCATCTCCACGCATAAAATTAGAGGTGCTACCATTAAGCTGTCTCAATAAGCCGTTGGCGGTAGTGGAGGCCAACCCGTACGTGGTGTTGGTAGGTACGACCCATGTTCCATCGCCACGAAGGAAGGACGTCTGTTTGCCCGCAGCGGGAGCCGGTACCAATCCCGCAGCACCAGCCGCAGAAGCCGTAGCCGCCTTCATGTTGGCGTATGTAGTATTCGTATCTTTATAATAAGGGACACCACTAACAATAGGACAGGCGGTATAGCCAGAAGCGCTGGTTACCGTACTCCCGTTCTTTACCAGACCTGTAGACCCGTTAGCTCCTACAACACCATACGTCGTATTAGTGTCTGTCCAAGGCACATTAACATACATCTTTCCGCTACTATCCAGCTCTACCGGATAATTCTTGCCATTCTCCGCATATCCGATCATTACCAGCCCAAGGGTCGATGTATTGGCCTTGGCGTATGTGGTATTAGTAGGGACAACCCACGTGCCATCACCACGTAAAAAAGAGGCTTGTTTACCCGCAGCTGGAGCGGGAACTAATCCGGATGTTCCTGCCGCCGATGACGTAGCTCCACCCATGTTATTATATGTGGCGTTTGGAGGTGTCTGCCACGTTCCATCGCCACGAAGATACTTACCTTGCGCTCCAGCGGCAGGAGCGGGAACCAAACCGGCCTTTCCCGCAGCCGAGGAGGTCGCCGCCCCCATATTGGAATATGTGGTGTTGGTGTCCGTCCACGGAACGTTCACGTACATCTTGCCGCTACCGTCAAGAACAACGGGATAGTTCTTGCCATTGGCAGAGTATCCGATCTTAACAAGACCCAGATTATCGCTCGTGGCTTGGGTGTAAGTCGTGTTATTGTCAGTCCAAGGGACATTCACATACATCTTACCATTAGCATCCAAGGATACGGCATAGTTCTTCCCACTAGAGGTATAACCGATCTTAACCAATCCTAAAGTGTCAGCCGTGGCCTGATTATAGGTCGTATTATTATCTGTCCATGGAACATTAACAAAAGCGTTACCAGAAGCGTCAACCTGTAACTTATAGTTCTTGCCAGAAGTCGTGTATCCTACCTTTACGCCACCTAAGGTGGAGGCCGCCGCCGTAGGTGGAGCGAAGGTGCTAGGTTTGCCGGTCACTCCAGACCATGGCACAGATGACGCCGAACTTGCCGTATAAGGCTCGTAACCATCCTCGGTATTCAACTTACTATCATCCTTGACCAGATACATCTTATTCGTGGCCGTTACCTTAACCGTGTCCCCAACCTGAGCCGTGGCTGTAGTAAGCTTAAACCTTGCCGTATCGTCAGCCACCACGACCATTCTCTCTAAGGCCGCCTTAGGCAACCTATCTATATCGATAGTACCGGACGTGATCTTAGAGGCGTCAAAGTTCGCCAATGTCGTGGAGATAGTAATATTACTCCCGAAGTCGGAGGATACGCTACCGGTCACGGCACCGGACAGCGCTATGGTCCTAGCTGCCTGTAATTTTGTGGCGGTAGGGGCGTTATCCGTCTTAAGAGCGTATTTGGAAAGATCAATATCATTAGCCTTATCCAAAAGCTGCTCTATCTGCTTGCCATTGTATTTACCTTGAAAATCTTCCATATCATAATTATTTTTGCTCAAATATAACCATATATATAAGCACCAAGAAATCTAGGGGGGGTAGATACGGGCAGGTGTTAAAAGCTGCCGTCCCCATGCAGGAATCCGCTACGGAATATAATAGCCTTGTCTTTAAGTTTTTGGATAGACTCCCATTCCCACTCGCCCTCACAAGGTCTTATGACATACTTATTGCCCCAGATCTTGAATTTACGTTCAATAACAAACATCTCCTTATCGTTAAGGGCATGGAAGATACTCCCGACAGGAAAATACTTATCAGTCCTCAATATAACACGATGATGTTTCTCGTCATATTCAGGATCACCCACGATACGTGCCTTATAAAACTGGAAATCATTCAACGTCTGATCCACTGGCTCTATCCAATAATACCCCTTACCCATTGCTATTTATATTTATTTATCTATATTTGCAGTGTAGTAACTCATAATGTTTTAAGTGATTTTCAACCAAAGGGGAAGGGTGTCCGTGAGGATGCCTTTTTTCATTCCCGCCCGCCCTACCTATGAACAAAAAGACCTACTCCTGACAAATGTAACGATAATAAGATACTTGACAAAAAAAAGAAACCCCATCGGTATTCTATCGCCGACAGGGTTCTTCCAACGTTGTATCAAATCATATCATCTCACTCCATTTGATTGTGTCACCGACGAAGCACCGCACCGCCAGATACCTGACGAACGCCGTCCCTTCCGGGGCGTCAGGGTCTTCCAGATAAGCCAAGACAGCCTTGACTATTTTCTGGTCGCAGTCCAATACCTTAGGAAAGTAGTCGCTATAAAACATAGCGAACAGATATTGGATATCTCCCCACGTAGCGTTATCCGGTTTCTTGGCCCCGCATTTATCGAACATCTGCTTAGCGTCCTCCATCGTCCATCTTCTCTTGGATCCGTCAGCGTTAAGCATCTTGTCGGCGGCTTCCCTAGCCAACTCCTTGGAAAAGTGATATCCATGGGTGTCTATATACCGCTTATAATCCGGGTCATCAGCGTCTGCTCCTCAGTAGTAACGACTTCTCCTACCTCTACGCATATAAGGTTCCGTACCATCGTACTCGTCACGGATGTCACGCTCGCCAAACCATCCCTTACGGTACATCTCATCCTCCCGCTCATGATGTCTTTGACGTTTCTCAAGCTCCCGCTCGTTACGCTCCAGTTCCCTCTCGCGTCTTTCGAGATCACGCTCACGGCGCTCAAGCTCCTCCATCATCCCGTCACGTTCCTTACCGTAATGATCATATACGCCACCATCGTAACCCATATAAGTGCCGTCGGAGCGGCGTGAGCGTCCCCTACCGCCTCTGCGGTCGTAGATCTCATCATCATATTCCTCTTGGCCGTTGCCTAAATCTATAACTCTCATCTTAACCTAATTTTTTAATTAACAACTCTTTTAACTCATCGAAAGAAGACCCCATCCTATCGACCTTCTCCTCAAGATTCTTAATCTTTCGGTCTTGATCCTTAGTCTGCTTAAAAGTAGGATTGATATCCTCCAAGATACTGTCGCATGCCTCTATGATCTCCTTATTCTTATCCACGCTATTCACGATATCCGTACTGGTTCGTTTCATGGCGTTCAGGTGGTTCATTATCGGATCCACGGAGCAGGCTAGCGTAATGCCGTTGGCCATAGCCACGTTCTGGTTCTCTGGAACTACGTATGTCATGGACTTCCCGTCCACCTCTATAGTAAGATCCATAACCCGATCTTGCAACTGCTGATACTGACCTAACTGGGACTGGGCGAACCTAGGCTCCGAGACGTTAACCACCGTACCCATAAAGAATTTAGGAACCCCTGAGGTATCCAACGTATAAACCTGATATCCTTTCTTTAAATCCTTAAACATAATAACGATCTTTTTAAATGGGAGGGAGGTTACCCTCCCTGTTCTTTCTTAGTAAATTCATGCGCTAGGGGCGGTAGCCGCCGTAGCCGTATGACCTAACATCCTAAATACCCCGGTGCATTTGTTATAATACACAAGATGCTCGGTGTAGGCCCCTACTATAGGATCACCAGAAGCCACGGGAGTCGTAATATCCTGCCCTGTCATATGTGCCCCAACCTTATCCACTATAGGTGTCTTGTTAACGATAACCCCGGCGTTGGATACCGTAACAGGAGTGGTGGTGGATAAGCCAGACGGAAGAACGATCGTGGCGGGATAACTAGCCTCTGTCTCCGTCACCGGATGACGGACTTTCCATAACAATATTCCTTCCGGAGGTAGTGAGTTCCACTGACACGGATTGATGCCAAAATCAACCGTAGGTTCGGCCGCAGAAGCGTCAGATACCTTTCCAGTAGTGGCTACTACCGGGATGCCTCCCCTGTCAAGACGGGAGGAGGCGAATGAACCGATCATATATCCTCTGAAATCAGCCATATTGTCCCCCTTTCTTATAATACGGCATTAGTAGTGCCGCAAGCGCATCCACATTCGTTAGCTACCCTTACGGTAGGAGTATAGCAACAACCCGGGTTCTGTACGACGTAAGCCGGAATCGGGGCCTTTGGAGCTAACTGGCTAACGATGTTCTGTGTCTGTTGTTGGGTGATGGCGGAAGTAGCCAAAGCCTGTTTCTCCTCACGAAGCTGTTGGATAGTATTCTGCATCTCACGCATCTCAAGTTGACAGAACTTGTCATTGATAATCTGGGTCTGAGCGTCAATCTTAGCCGCCAATACATTGGTGTTGGAATTAGCTGACTGGATGATATTATTGAACCCGTTCGTCAAATTGTTCTGTAATACATTAGTTTGACCGGTAATAGCCAATTGGTTCTCATATCCTTGACGTGTAATAGAGTTCTGAATATTGCAACCCATCGTATCCAACGAATGTTGAACGTTATTGAATCCGCTAGCCATAGCGCTTTGTAAGTTGCAGCAGCAAGAGCTGATTTGGTTACCGATCTCACATCCTTGTTGCTGTACGGCGTTAATAACGGCCTGAGAAGTCATACCTACCTGACCAGCCACCTTATCAATAGCGCCTTGTACGTTACAGATAGCGTTTTGTAATTGAGAGGTAGAACAGTTAAGGGCGTTAGAGATCTGATCAATAGCGCTTCTGTTACCTTGGATAGCCTGCATCAGAAGCTCACGGCCATAGTCGTTGTTCAATTGAGCCGGAAGACCGTTAGCGCAACAATCATTTCCATTACCACCAAAACCATTTCCGAAACCACGTCCGCCCCATAACCAGAATAGGACGATGATCCACAACCACCAGCCGTTAGCCCCTCCGTACTGATCTTGGTTGTTACGACCATTCATCAGCGCTGCGACTAGATTCGGATCCATCTTATTTCCACCCAAAAGGCTGGTAAACATACCCGGAATCATAGATAATAAACCATTAGCGGCACTACCGCTCCCGGAACCCATGCCGTCTAACAAAACGATTTTGTCTCCACTTGTACCCATGTCTATTTATTTTTGAATTAATAATAACCCCACCTGATGGCGGGCGTTACAAAGTTCAAAAATTAATAATCCTAAGATCGTGATATATGTCATCATCAAGGCACGTCATGTCATGCAGTTGGTATTAATAAGAACCGGTACAAGACAAAAAATCCGGGACGTATCACTACGGCCCGGATTCATGCAAATCTATAAATTCAATGTTTCAATGCTCGAAAGAAAACGTCTCACGACGCCAAAGAGAGATTAACCACACGAAAAATCTCGCATTAATTTATTTGTATTAGCAGTGTATTCATTAATTATCTTACTGGATGAGGGATTATCCTCTACCCTTGATAGACGGTTATCGTCACTCCTTACCGTAACGTCACCCATCCTTCGTACCATGTTTTCTTGATATGATGATGGATCGGAGTATATAAGATCATCGACGAACCTGTATATCGCACCATCAACCGTCTCTCCTACCTTCTCATATAGGCCAGATTGGAAAGACACGAAATCGTCGTACCTCCCACGAGCCAAGAACGAACCGTCCGGTCTCGCCTCGACACCGCCGTTGACCTCCCGGAGCAGGCCCGGATTCCTTTGGTACAGATACCTGTAAAACCCGACATCCATCATCCTATCCTGACCATCCAGATAGAAAAGGTTTCTCATGCTACTGTCACCGGACTCGATAGCCACGTCAAACAGAAGATCCCTTACCTGACCTTCCGGCAACGACATCTCCATGCTTTTTAACGTACCTCTGTCATGGTGATTCAAGGATACATTATAAAATCCATTAAAATCAAGGAAACGTAAGACATTATTATATAAATCCGATTTTTTTAACCTTTCCTTGATCTGGATCTTCCTCAACGATGTACAGGATTTGATAAAATCCCGATCCTTCCCCTGTCTAGCCTCGTATCTCCTGAACTCCCGATCAATATCGACATCATCCATCTCAGGAGTCACGGGATGTTGGTATATTAATCTGGTAAGGATCATGTTCTCGGTATTCGAGGATGAGATGTTGGACATAACTAGCTTCTTTATATTATCCTTGACCACGCCAATATCGGAACGGGAAGCCCCGGCGGGGACCACGCCAGCCGGCAAGTACGAGGGCCGCTCTATCCCGATATCGGCCAACATCTCATAGGCCTGATCGGTGTCGGTTATCGGAGCCGTGTTATGGTACGTATTCCTACTAATATACAACATGCTCCTATCATACATATCGGAAGGGGATGTATTCCCGGACCTTACATACACCATCCTATCCCCAGTAGAATAAGTATCCTGAACCTCGTATATCGGATTCCCTTTTCCTGTTATCCTATCAAGATCGGAGATAAAGCTATCGTATACCGAATTGCCGGCCTGTATGGAAGATAACATGACATCCAGCGACGCCATAAGATCACGGATATCCTCCGGCCTAGATATAACCATCTCATCACTGATCGCCTCGCTTATATCCACGCCCATGTCGGCAAGATCCATAGCTATGTCATACAAACGTCTAGTAACGTCCTTGATGTCCTTAAAATCATCCATATCGATTATCTCACCAACCTTATCCCTTAAACCTTTCATGTCCTTAGGCATACTGATATATGGTATGGTATTGTAAAAGTGCGAGTCGGTAATCGTATCTCCATCCTGATTCCTAACCTCCATACGGGTCATATTACGATACGTATCATACATCCGATCGGCGTAATCCTGATCCTCCTGATACCGGAGCGCCAAGGAAGGGTAGGGGACGGAGGTGAAAGCCTGATCGAACTCCCGGCGGTCGCTGATACCGCCTACCGCCCTCATGATCGTATCCCTTACCTCTATTGGATTCAAGACCTTTCTCTTCCCTAACGAGTCATATGTATCCTCATATATCATATAATCATCACCAAGGCCTGACTCGGAGGACAGGAAATACATATCCTTCTCATTAAGATTCCCCTCAGACATAAAATCGACAATCCTCCTCATCATATCCCTTACCCGCTCATACTCCGATCGGTTAGTCATGATATTATCAATCTCATCAGCGTCATACATCCCAGATCGCTCAAGATTGTACCTATTGAGGAATATATCACCGCCGGAAAGGAAGTTAGATACGATCATATCATTAAGATCATTGATATTATCAACGCCCAAGGAAGTAAGGGTATTATTGATATCCTTAACCTCGTCAGCCATGAAATTACCCACAGCATAATTCTTTTGTTTGATAAAGGACATGACATCATCATACTTAGGCTCCCCATTGCTATCTAAGTCGTATTCTGATGGCATGGACATCCAATCGCCAAAGAAGGACACGAAGTCGGGGGAGTAGGCCGTACCCCAGACCGATAAGGCCTGCTTCTGGTCGCCCAGCACCTCCATCGCCCTTTGGTATAATCCGGATGGTTGGTTATTAGGGGCAAGGACATTATCTACCCTACCCTCCTTATTTTTTATAACATAACAAGATCGTCCCATTACTAAATCGTTTTGACACAAAGATATAAAATCCCGCCTACTCTCACGAGCGGACGGGACACCAAAATAACAACATAATAACAAACCTTATGTTTCTCCGAAAAGTGCAAATCTTTTTGCCGATCCTCACGAACAGGCAAAAACTCAATCCTAAATTATAAAAAATGGAGTTTATCGTTTAGCGAAAATATCTTTATCTGATCTACTCAGAACCCTGCCTTTCAATTCCAAGAACCTAGGCATCCATTCTTTAGATATCTTAGACACGATCCACTGAAATCCCTTAGGAGTCACATAGACAGTATTAGTGCCATAGAACTCGTCATCATTACGATATCTATAACGAGCATACTTAGATGACATAATTAAAGTATACATACCAGACTCATTAATAATCTTTATCTGGCTAACATATTGATTGTGAATAGGGGTGGAATCGTAGGCCTCCCTATCTTCTGACAATCTCAGCATTTTACAATCCTCGTCATCTACCAACCTTCTTACAGCATCCCTAGGATCTGCATACCCTAAACATTTAGCTACATCATTACCGACAAACCATGGTTCATGTTTCTCATCCAACAATACTCTCACATCCCCAAAATCAGGATTCTCAAATAATTTTAAATTATCATCCATAATATAAAACAACGAGAGCCACCAGCGTCCGTCACTCCACTGATAGCTCTCATTTATCGCCTACGCCTAAGCGATATTAATATCTTCTTCTGGTCTAGCAACGGATAGACACCGCAAATATAAGACCTTATTTTGAAACTACAAACAAACAAGAGATATTTTTACAAAAAATGTAATCAGCCATATTCCTCTGTCATATATAAAGCGTAGCTATACCTATCCTCTATCATCTCCACCACCTTCTTGATATCAGATAAAGTTAGTTTCTTTATCTCCATATTCCTACTATCCATCCTGACAAAAGAGTTCTTGAACTCCTGCTCGGTTATAGCATCCAACCTAAATAGATTGTATTTTATAAGTAACTGGGTTACGTCAAATATCAGGATATTAAGATCAATATCATCCTTCAACTCATCAAGAAGATCACGCATCATGGCTTTGATAGCATCAGTATCAAGTTCCAGCTTCTCGGCTTCCCTCATCAACTTCTTAATGATGCCATTGTACTCGATTATGATATTAGCGTTATCATCATCGGTAGGCAGAAGAATATCCATCGTACATTCTATACCAACCTTATCACTAAGCCTTTTATTGAACTCAGTCATATAATCAAAAGCCTGATCCCTGCTTAATGAGTATGTATGGTCAAGCAACTGCCTTTGTCTGTTATTGACAAAATAATGACTGGTATATAACATCATCAAGACCTTCACTCGCTGGATACGTAAGTCTTGCATGATCTTCCGGTGTAAAAAAGAATCTAATTGCATGGTATAAAGAGTCCCCACCGGGGCCATCACACACCCGACAGGGACCAACTTTTAAATATCTTACTCGTCAGGTGATGGACTGACACCGCAAAGATAAGACGAATAAATTTACCTAGCAAGGATTTTCCGCCTCATTTTCTCCGGATACTACGTTGCCATCGGAAACCAAAGACTTGTCCTCGGCAGCCTTCGTAGGCGAAGCGGAACCCGATTGGGAGCCGGACGGGTTGACGAACGGGGTCTCTGTCTCCTCGAAGAACGTCTCATCTCTCCTAATACTCATCCTGAACTTAGGAGCTATGAAAGGATCGTTATTAAGATCTATGTTGATCGTAACGTCATTCATCAAAATATCCTCCTTAGTTCTGGAATCACCTATCCATCCTCTTACGTCAGCGGTCATAGGCATCCTGCTAGCCGCCTCCTTAACAGCTTTAAGCCGGTTCTTGATAACACCCACGTCCCCAGCCAGCGGGATCATATACGTCTTATTATCCAACCCGGATCTGGCTATAGCGTTATTAAGATCCATTATATCATCAATACTTACGCCTCCGCCTAGACCCTCCGTAATCCTATCAGCCATCGATTCGATCATGGATGAAAATGACGATATATCCTGATTTTTCAATCTTACGGGGTACAGGTAATTTCTTCCATTTCCTGTCTTTATAGCTACGACCGGGATACGTGAATTTTTATAATCACCATACTTGTCCCTGACGATAGCCGTACAGAACGGGAATATATTATACTTAATATTATCCCTCATCGTAACCTCCCCATTCTCTATATATCCTACGCTCTCAACCTTACCAACCGTCTCGTTGGTAAAGTCATTCTCGGATACCATCAACGTACCATTATCATCACTTACGCTAAAATTAGGTCTTCCCGGCAAAACACTGGTAACTGTACCTACAAACGGTATATCAATCTCGCCAGCGACAGATCCCACATTATCCCTATACAACTCAAAGGCCATACTCCTTAAATCAGCGTTACTCCCTTTTGAGTCTGGATCATTGGCTTTTAGCACCGAGACGAAATTTCCGTCGCTATCCACGATCTTAATAACCATATTATCAACCAGCTCTCGGTAAGCCGACTTAGTCTCATCAGAATTAGGGTCAACGGCGTTAAGACTATTGTATTTATCATACAATTCCTTGGTATATGGATCTGACATATCCATCTTAAACCTTACCATATCACCCTTGCGAAGGCTAGCCGTTGCTTCCTGATTCACCGACTCGTTGTTAGACCCAAACGTATCACCCGTGTAATAAGGAACAATAGACCCATCCTGCCCCTTGCGATACACCATGAACCAGTTGGAGGTCGATAAGGCGGTCTGCCGCCCCAATATGACACCGGTAGCGTTCTCGAAAGCCTGAGCGTCATCCTCGCTAATCATCCATCTTGAGTGGTTATCTGACTCTATAACAGTAAATATGTCGGTTCCGTTGGTGAAATCCATCACCCTTCCATTATCAGTATCAGTGGCATCAGACCTTTTAAGCCCGGACCCCGCCATAAACCTGTCAAGCCTCATTCCACCAACCTCATAATACATGACCCCACCGATCTCTCTCTTCTGGGCCATCAACACCACCGGATTCTGGGCGGCGTTAACTTCCGTCCTGCCGGTGGATGTCCCGGGTTCGCTCTCTGTGAGGACATCACCCATAGGTATGGATTTATCGTAATCCTTGACAGCTATACTTCCATTATTATACGGCCTCATCCATTCCACGAATTGAAGAAGAGGATCATCAGAATAATTATTGATAATATCAATAGCCTCATTAAGTTTATCATGATCAACTTCATTCCCGTTGTCAATATCATTCATAAGATCATTGTAAGTCTGTATAGCCCCCTTAACCTGATCCTTATCAAGACCATTAATGTTTATATCTATGATATCATCAATAGTATCTCTGATGTTATTTAAGACGTTATCGTTGGTATTTAACCTATCTATCATTGACCTAATCTTATTAAGCCTAGCTATAGGATTATCGCCAAACCCATTTACAAGATCATTGATACGATCCTTATTATTATCATATATCTGCCTCTCCCTAGGAGATAAGACATCCTCATTACCGTTCCATATCTTTATAGCTATATTATTGATTCTATCGTCAGAAGGATTTATGATATCCTCATCATCAGGAACCCTCTCGACTATACTACCTTCATCGGTCTTAATCTCGTTCTCCATAGATCTGGCGATCATATGATTATAGGTCTTGAACATAAATGCTTCGTCCTCTCCTATAAGACCATCTTGATAAGCCTTATCTATGGCCTGATCATTGGCATAAAGGGAATTAGCATCAGGATCATCGGTATTCCTGAAATCATACTTGCTGTCATCCTCCTCATAAGTCTTCCCCCATGCGTTCGATAATATCTTCATGAACCCGCGCTCCTGCGCCCGGATGAATCTTCTGTCACGCATACGACGAAGTGACTCGTTTATATTCTTATAAGCCACAAGATTATGACGATACTCGCTAAGCAACGCCATAGCCTCCTTATGATTATCAACCCCACGGATAGATACGGCATTCTCAAAACCGACTATAGTCTCATAAGCTGCCATAAGATCGGCGGCGCTGATCCTTGATTCATCCCTGTTTAATAACAGCTTAGATATATCTGTCTCTGAGTTAACTAACGTAGCTAATCTCCTCTCCAAAGCAATCCTATCCTCCGTCAATTTAAGAAGTCTATCATTCTCATTGGCTAACTTGACCTTATCAGACTCAAGAGCTTCCTTAGATGTGACACTCTGCTGAAGCTTCAAAACATTCTTCTCCATTTTCTGTATATCATCTGTAAGCTTCCTGAGTTTCTCAAGATCCCTACTCGAATCAGGATTAAGACGAGAATATATATCTAAAGCAGGTCCTATATCTGTATTGTATATCCTTCCTAACTGATTAGCGATATCATCCAAGTTATCCTTAGCCTCAAGACCGTTATAAGCCATGTTGGAGATATAGGTGTTAAATGATCTATTGGATATACCATCGGTAAGGGAGTCGGCAAATCTGCTGGCCATAGTAAAATTATCAACCTTCTTATTGAACTCACTGATAAGGTTGGACTTATACTCATTTACCTGCTCATCTGTCATATTCATATCGGAGGCTATATCGCTATTAGGTATAGACTCGATGACTGTCTTGAAATTCTCCTTGGTATCATCTAACATCCCCATTTCCTGATCATAACGAAGACGGTTGAATACGGCATCACTAAAAGTCTTATCTACGATTCTAGAATTAGGTATATCGTCAGCGTTATTATCCGTACTTAAGCCTGATAATTGAGCGTTCAGGGCCATGCTGCCACGAATAGCTTGGACAGCCGCCGAGGTCAAGGCGCCGGCATTAGTGTTGTAGGCCTCTACCATCCCCTTATTACGGGACATGTCTTGGCTCCATTCCTTTATACCTCCAAGGCTTCTTACACCCCTAACCGATCCGATAATCATACCGATGCCGATCTCCTTCCAGCCCTGATTAGATCCGTAAGTCTCCTTGAACCCGTTCTTTATAGCCTCCATATAACCTATATTCTGGCGAATAGCCATGGGATTGTATCTTGATTCCACCCAATCCTCCGCGGACTTGCTGGACACACCTTGAAGACCTTCCTCGAACAAACCCTCAGATACCGGTCGCTTGATGATATTAAACGTATTACCAGCTATTTTCTGCCATTTCTTTGGTGTTATAGCCCTTAGTGCACCGTTATCCATTCTCTCGGCTCCTACGCCAAATATATTGCGTTTTATGAACTTATCCACGCCCAGATCCATGCCAAACATATCACCGAACATAGCTATGTTGGATAATGACAATATGCCGACGTTTGCGGCGAATACGGCGTTAGCGGCATTGGCATTGTCAGCCCTGAACCTCATAAGCTCCTCATACGGGACTTCCCTCCCGTAAGCGTTACGATAAGATTGCCTGAAATTCTCCTCGGCCTCCATCAACATACTTCTGGCTTCCACTGAAGCTTCCCATGAGGTAGACGTACCAAGAAATAGGGCGGCATCCAGCCCCTTGCCTACCCTCTGCCCTATACGGGCGGCCCTAAGGTAAGCTCCGAATGCTTTCTTGGTATCCGAAGCCGCTTTGCCTATCCTAGCCAAAGCCACGCCTGCCCTAGCTCCCGTACGAGCTAAGTTCATCAATCTAGCACCGGAATATACAGCTAATGATAACATGGCACCAGCGGTAAAAGCAAGAGCGGATAAGAAATCGTTAGACCAGAAATTAGCCGTAGTCATGCTCTGAAGAAAATTCATATCCCGCTCCTCTCGATTGTAATAATGAGCTAGACCATAATCCATTTTCTTATCCTGATCATCCAGCCATCTCGTGAAATCGTTATCAAATACGGCGTTAAAATTACCTCTGGATACACCGGCGTAAATACCATAAAAAGGCTGGATAACGCCGCCTAATCCGTATAAAGCAGTCTTACCCGCCAGCTTACCCAATCCTCTCACCCATTTCTCGGTCCTACCTTGGCTCCTAGATAGACGCGTGTCGTTATCTACGCCTGGAATATAAGACTCGTATTTAGGTATCCAAGTACCGCTACTGAGTCGATATCTTGAATCCTCCAACGATATCTCCGGACCTGTAAGGTTAAACCTACCCTTATAGCTTTGGTCAGATGCCATATATCCCAATGGGGACATATGCTTTATATCATCATAATAATTTGTCTTAACGGTATTCTTAATCCTTTCCGACAATGATGGTATCTGCGACTTTGATCTCTCCGAAGCAGAGTACGGATCAAGCACGGGAGGCAAATCACGATCCGGTATATCGTAGGTATTCGTACCAATGGCTCTAGTGGCATCAACACCCATTGTAGGATAGCCATATCTTTCGGCCAATTTCTTTCCATCAGGAACGTTATTACCGATTTCCATTATTTCCATTATTTCCACTATTTCTGTTTTTTATCTCTTGATCAATGATACTGGCTATAGGGGAGATGAAACTCTCGAAGTCATCGGTAGTCGATCTGCCCTCACTCCTCCAATACACCTCATTTTCCTTACTAAGTATCTGTTGCCACGCCATAGTCAAATAATACTGAGGACAAAAATCAATCTTTCTGGCTACTTCGTCAGCGTAAGCTACGCCATCTAGGTCTATAGAATACAACGGGGTATCTCCCTTACTGGCTTTCCCCTTACCATATATATCCACATTTATGCCAGAAGATCCATTATTGTACTTATATCCTGAAGCCCTTAACTCGTACATGGAAGCGTTATCAAACAACACGTCAGTAGCGATCATCATCTGATTCTTCCTGATATTACCGTCATTTATATTCGTAAACATATCTATATAAGGCATTGTCATATCTTTGGCCCCGCTGGCGTAAGCGAATGGAGCCACCTGCAATGACTTAGCCATCTTCCCATAAGCGTTATCACTTGAATTGGCGAACGATATAGATACAACACCAGAGTCGTAGGTCTCGGATGGAATATTTACATCCTCTTTATAGAAAGCAAGGTCATTGGCAGCCAGATCAGCCTCGCTTACCTCAATAACGGATCTACCATCACCTCCATTATTGCCAATGATCTGATACTTACCATCACCTATAGGGGATATGGTAAACGTTATCTTCGTATTGGCATCATCCTTATCCTTAGGAATAAAACCACCACCACGGGTAAATAGGTCACTAATCTTTATATAATCATACTCGGCTTTGCTTTTAGACGGATAATCACCGGAAAAGATATACTCACGCTCGGCGTACTCATGACGATATTGCCTTAAATAATCCTCGCCAGCACGCTTTGCGTCATCATTTAACCTACCCAAATCTCCACGGCTCCATTTATGCCTTAATAAATCATTTCTTTCCTTATGCGCTTCGTCATATATAGCGGTAGCGACAGCGATCGCTCTATTATCCCCAGCAAACCTGTCTTTTATTTCCTCGATATGCCTATTCTTGTTAGCCCCAGATACGGCAAGAGACATTATAGATTCAATATCATCAAGCGACAAAGACGTTCCCATAAGATCATTCAAACGATCCATAATAATACTTGACTGACCTGAATCTACCGATACGTATGGAGCTTCCCCTTGAATATTACTATTAACAACGTTTATATTATCATTTAGCAAAGAACTATAAGCAGATAGCTTAGCCCAATCGTCTAATGTTATATCGTTTATGCCATCTATATCAAAAACCTTATCACCATTATTGTTGATATCCCCAAGATTGAATGTGCCAAATCCGTAACTAATGTCTATACCTGATCCTTCATACGATCTAGCCTCTTTCTCAATTATAGCATCAACACCATCCAAAACAGTATTCTCAGCCTTATTGAAACCCTCATTAATCTTACTATACTTATTCCTTTGGTTATTTAACCCAAGAAGCTTTATATAACTATCCTTTCCATTATAATCAAGAAGTGTATTCGTAGATCCACCATTAGCCTTAAAATAAGTCATGATAACCTGACCCCTATCCATATCCTTGACCACATTACTATTCTCAGGATCAGATGCCCATGCGTCGATCTTCCTCTTGGCATCGTCTGATAGAGACTTTACAAAATTCTCCATGCCTGTATTCACCGCCTTTTCATTGGCTATAAATCCATTCATGAACTCATCGCTTATATTCACATCTTCAAGATTGGCACTCTTCGTAACCACGGTGGGACCGGTCATGTCATCGCCCCCACCATTTCCATTCTCCGATTTACCTGATTTACTAGCTCTTATCAAAGCGGATTTCTCCATGGCTAGATTATGCCTTTTTGTCTCATTGAACTTAGCCCTCTCCATCATCTGTTGATTAGCCTTGAAATAATAATCATCAACACCAAGCGTCTCGTATGAGTTATTATAAGACCATCGTAACCCCACGCCACGAAGGAACTGCTGCCTCACCATGAACATGCCGGCCCGCTCCGGACTGTAGTTGCTGCCGATAACGCCCTCAGCCTCCTCCACGAAATCATTTTTCTGCTTGGTGATATCCGCCAGCTCTGACTCCAACCTAGCCTTTTTGACCTTATCATTGCCAACGCCCTTTAGCTTTGCCCGTATAGATTCTTCCTTGGCACTAAAATCATCAATATACCCTTTAAGGAAATCAGAGGTACTCTGGACATTGAATAGGTCAGAATTCGTCCTAGCCATATACCTACCCTCTAGTTGCATCTGAGCTTTGCCGTTCTCTGATATGGAAGCCATGGCTATATCCCTGACTTGAGCATAGCTCATTTCATCTATATACATCTCACGCATCTCCCCCGTCCTGTTACCATTGGCATCAATCACCGGCACATTGACTTTCTTTCCCTTATTAAGGGAGATGAAGTTCTTCATCTTCTCATCAACCTCAGCGTGATAATCCGTATAAGGAGTATAATGTATAGGATTAAGACGTGTCCCTACCTGACCGTCATTCATCCATGCCACGGCATCGGCGAAAGCCTCAGCCTCGTTTATAGGACTATACATCTTAGGATTATTCAATTTCATATCCTCCATCTTCTCACTAAACGACCGGATCTCCCTAGTGCCGGCAATGGCATTCAACACACGGGTATCCAGAGCCTCCCCAAGACGAGCCTGTATACTTCTGGCTATACCATCAGAAGCCAAATTAGATTTACGATACACGTTATTCACATCCTGTATCAATCCATTTAACCTATTCTGAAGATATTCCCTATCCTGAGGTTTTATAATGTCAGAATTGATAATATAATCAGCATACTCGTTTATAGCCTGCCGATTGGTATCTATCTTCTGCTGCATGTATCCCATACCCTGCATCATGACATCCATGTTGTAGGGTGATACGTACTTGCCGTAATTCCTTAATATACTATATTGTGAAGCCATCCTTTATCCTTTCTTGCCTTTAGTTACTTCCTGAGCGGGATATAATCTCCTATAACTCAATATATCTCCTTGAGGATCAGCGATCAGCTGCCCATTAGGACCGATCTTTACATCCCCGAATATAGATCTTAATGTATTCATGGTCGTAGCCGTATTCCACTTCTGCTGAATCTCATCATTGACGCTATCGAAATACCTAGCCCAGTTCTCGTCATTTATAGCCAATCCTTGTAGTATCCGTTGCTGGTAAGCTTGGCGTTGAGCTATATTCTTATCATAAGTATTAGCCCATGACTGAGCGTTGACATTATCAGCCCAAGTCCTTTGAGCCACATTCCCTTGTTCTACCTCATTTATATACTTACCTATATTGGAACTCATGATAGCCTGTAAATTGGAAGATAAAGCCCCTCTCTGGGAATCCGGGACATTACCCATCTGATCCAATTGTGATTGGAAAGCACGATTAGCCTCAACCATATACTGATCAGCCGATCTCAACACCGGGTCCACGGTAGGAGCGTAATGTCTTTCCAGACCTTCCGTTGTCACGGCTCCCGGAGTCATCCTGAACACCTCAGGAAAGTCAAGACCACCACCTACTATATTCCTGCCTCCATTGCCGCCGTTCGACTTACCGGCATTTGTGTTGGTTTTAGGAAGTGTATTAGGATCAATCAGCTCAGGCATATCCAGCTTAACATCAGGATCCTCCACATCACCTATATCCATAGGACCGGGAGCCACCTTATGCGGGTCAAGTATAAAATCAAGACCTTCCATGCCTTTCATGGATCTTAACGCCTGCATCTTAAGCATATCCTCCCCAAGGATCTTATTAACAATATCTTTATTCTTGTCAGAAAACAGTTGACTGAAATGAGTGATACCAGCGTCGTTAAGAGCTTTATGCTGTTCCTCTGTAACAACATCCAGACCGATCATAGGACGAGATGAGGAATATTGACCAAACTTATTGTCTCTCATCCTATCATGATATGAGGCTTTCTTATCTTCCGGGTAATTACCTTGGCTATCCTCGCCTCCAAAGGAAACGAGTGTCGTATAATCCCGAAGCGCCTCTGCGTTGGCGATGATCGGGTTCTCCGCCGTGGCCAAGCCCATCCACCCACCAGTAGTGCTGTATATAGCATCCTGAAGAGCCTTGGCGGCAGTAGCCTTCGGAGCGCTCATATAAGCATCATAAGCCAAAGGCATGAACGTCTTATAATACTCCAGCCTCTCATCGGTATTAATACCGCCATAGGAACCATCCTGACCCTGACGTTGATACCCGAACGTGTTATCCTTATTATTGTACTTGTTCTCTACAGGACGGAAAGTAAGTAGGTAATCGAATAAAGAACTACCACCTTTCTCCATCTTCTGACGAATACCAGCCACTTTCTTAAGCAATTCTTTCTTAGCATCGGCTATATCCTCCTCCGTAAGACCGTATTCTTTCATGGATCTGGATATGATGTTATCTATCTCACCACCCTTGGCGAAATACGTATCCTCATCCTTCTTCATCTTCCGGTCTTCCTGTTCCTTGTATATAACATTAGCGAAATCCGTAAATCTTCCCTCTAAGCCATTAACGGTATCGTTACTATCATTTATAGCCTTAGATAATATGGAGGCGTTTAAACGCCTTGTATTCTCGTCATCTATCTTATCGTTTTTCTTCAGCTTCTCCAGCGCCTTTTTCTGATCATCGTAAGCCGATTTAAGACCGATCTTAGCCTTATACCTATCCATTAACGTGGCGTACGTATCCTTTGGTGTAGCCTTAATACCATACGTATCCCTAATGTATTTAGCGAAATCCGACTCTATGGTGGTATCATCGGTGATAACCTTCGTACCTTCCTCCAAGAAAACGGGGGTTCCACCATCGGCGTGCTTCTGCCCCATAGCCTCCATCGGCGCCTCCCCGGGCTGCGTCACGTACTCACCTTTCTCGATCTCCACATTGGCTTGATCTTCCATTGACTTAGGTAACGGATACAGGTACTCACCGGTAAGGCTTCCGCTATCGAACCTATTATTAGGCCCTAGATAAACACCCCCACCATCCTTGTACTGCATCTGGGATTGCCTTCTTTGTCTGGCCTCACGCTCCTGAGCCAACCTGATATTAGTACGAGTACCTTTCTCTGACGCTATCCCAGAAACCACGTTACGAGCCAATCCCATGATACCACTAATTCCTGAGGCTATGGTGGTTATCGTATTAGCCGTTTTAGCCCCGGTGGATAAATCGCCATATCCCTCGCTTCTCATACGTCCTATACCACGACCCATCTGAGTGAACCTAGACCCTATATCATCAGCGCCATAGTAAGGGATGGTGGTAAAATCAAAAACATCCGTCTCGCCTGAACCGGTCTTAGATTTATCAACATCGTTAACAGTTATGTTATTAAGCGTAATACCATTGTCCTGATAATTCTCAGCTATACGTTGCAAACTACCCTTGAAGCTAGCCGGAAACACATTATCCTGATCAAAAGCATTAGCATATTTAGTCCTCAACTGATCTGGAGTATCCATAGAATATATCCCTAGCGGATTGACCGACACAGGTAATCCTTGGTTGGTATTTACCAAAGGTTCTATACCTAACCCCTGTATACCATCCATATTGCCAAGCATATATGAACCGACTTCCCCGGCCTCTTGATATTTAGGTATCTTTCTCTTGATTACATACTTGCTCATATCAAATTAATTTCGTTCTGATACAAAGATAGTTTAAAAAAATACAGACTCACCATTTGACAATGATGAGTCTCTTTAATACTAATCCTTTAAAGACATAACAGGATTGCCCCATTTCTTTTTCCACTCATGACCAAGATGACATACTCCCATCACTAAAGCAAATGGGATTCTTGGATACAGACGCAAGAAACCCCGATATTACTATCGCTGGAATTACTCTTGCTCTCCAATTCGGAAATGCCCTTCCGAAGTATATTACGGGCTGCAAGAATATCACGGTCGTTGATTGCGCCGCACGACGGGCATACCCACGTGCGGTCGCGTAACGACAAGTTTTTATTAACAAACCCGCATTCACAAGTCTTTGAGGAAGGATACCATTTGTCAATCTTATGTACTATCACTCCATACTTTGAAGCGATATACGTAAGTTTGTTAATAAAAGAAGAATGACTGAGATCGGAAATCTTCTTTCCCCACAAACGTTTCATTCCTTCAATGTTTAGATCTTCAATGAAAATATAATCATATTGTTTGCATAATTCATGAGCTAATTTCCATTGAAAATCAGATCGAAAATCGTTTATTTTACGATACGCTTGTTGAAGTTCAAACAGTCTTCTTTTTCTATTATTGGATCCTTTCTTCGCATTAGAAAACTTTCTATTTAGTTTTCTAATCTTGTTTTGATATTGCTTGAAGAATAGTGGAGAATTGATTTTACTACCATCGCTTTTAGTTAGGTAAGTTTTCAGACCAAAATCCAATCCTACAGATGCACCATCATATGTCTTTCTGTAAGAGTTTGCAGGATTGTAATCTGTAACTATAATCAAACTAAAACGATAGCAGGTTTCTCTGACTATTCTTATTTGTTTAACATTACCTTCATATGCTCTACTGTATGAAAACTTAAAACGTTTCTTTCCTTTGTTGATTGTGAGAATATTACCATTTAGAGTAAACCCTCCTTGTTTAAAAACAAAAGAGTTGAAACAATCTGATCTTTTAAACTTAGGTGGTCTCTTTGATTTTCTTTTAAAGAAACGATTATAAGATTCATCAAGACGTTCAAGTATTTCTTGTGTTGTTTGAGAATGAAGAAGATTTCTTTTAATTCTTTTAGCAAAATGCTTCTTCATTTTACCAATTGAGATATATTTCCCAAACAACTTGTAATACCTACGCTGTATAGATAAAGCGTGATTCCATACAAAACAACATTCACGAAGCATTTTATCAAGATACTTCGTTTTCTTGGAATGATAGATGTTGTATTTGTAGGTAATCATTTTTTTTATTTACAATTTTGATTCAAAATTAATCAAACCAATTCATCCACCTCCTAAAGTATGGTGGTTTTGTTGGTTAAATAATCATAACTTTACCAAACGTTTTAAATTAATAAATGCGCCTATCCGCTCGTGATGAGTAGATAGGCGCACAAATATAAATAATACTAATATAATTACAAAATATAATTAACTATATTACAGATAATAATACCTTGTAATTTTAATTCATCGCAAGATAGTTGCAGCAACTAGATCCTTTTTACAAATAACGAACCTATTGCTTTCACTAGGTCATAGAAACCAGCAGCACTGAGCCCGACTGCCACTCCATATAATAGAGCTTCCCACCATTCACTACCTACCAACAACGGGGATACCTGAAGGAACCAAGCCAAGATACATACCAGCATGCCGATAACTACAGCCGATAGGATCTTAGCCCACTTGTGGGTGTCGATATACGGCACAACCTTGGCTAGCTGGGTAGCTGACATCGTGACGAAAGCCATGATGCCGGTGAAGGTAGTCAGATCAATAGTAATAGACCCTTCTGATGGGATTACCTCTTGCGCCATCAAAGCGAATGGCGTCAATAACATAGCAAATAAAAACAACAATCTTTTCATATCAAAAACGTTTAATTACTTCACAAATATAGCATTAATTCTGGGTTCTGCTCATACCCTTTATATTCAGCATCAACCCCGGTATCATGTTAAGCACCAACTGCCTTTTCGCCTGTTCCTTACGCATACGCTCGGCCTCCGCTATCTGCGCCTCTGATTGAGGATCATTCTTAATATTATTAGCGATGTCCTCTATAGCTTTCTTGTTAGCGCCGGATTGAGCTAGCATCTTATATAACAGGTCTTGACCTTCCTTCTCCCACCAGCTATCTATGGAAGGGCGAGAAGCCAAAGAAGGATCGGCAGGGGCTACCGTCTCAGGCACGGGCTGCTGACCTCCGTCCCCCGTGCCCGAATCCCGCTGTCCGAACTCGTATCTCATTGGCTCGTTCTCAGGAACACCATACCTATTAGCGAACATATCAGCGAACTCAAATCTCTTCTCATTTCTTAAGGTCGATCCAAGAGGCCTACCGTATCCTTGATTCCATGCCACGGTAGCGTCCTTGTAGTTGACGGCGTTATCGAAATCGGATTTAGAATACATATAATAGTTATACTCATTCCCCTGAGCGTCCTTGTCAAAGAACTTGCCTTGATTGATGTAATTCCAACCTAACCCCGGAACCTTGCCTTGATACTCATCCACGAGATAATCCAGTTGTTGGGTTAATGTCGGTTTCCTACCATACCTACGCTGCAACTCTTTCTTCCTAGGTCCAAGCCATTGCTGGATTCCAAAGTCACCGGCGGCGCCTAGAGCTTCGGTGTCCCCTCCGGACTCGGCGGCGATGTTAGACAGGATGCCGATAGCTTGCGTTTGTGGTATACCCTTCTTTTCTGTCAGATAGTCCCATATCTCATCATATACAGCCATTTTGCTATTTTCTGATCTACGAGGATCAATCACATACTTTCCAGAACCATAATCGCTCCCTGTATTTATACGACCTCCTTCAGCCTTGTCCTCCAACTTATTCTTAGACATAATAGCGTTACGAATAAGAGCATCCCTACCACTCTCTGGATCAGGATTATAATCCTTGAAAGAGCCTCTCTCCTCAAACTTATCACCTATAGCATCTAATACCTTGGTAGCTATATTAATCGGGAACTCTTGATCATTACTATAAAAATCATATACATCGTAAACGCCTAACCTTCCATCCGGACGTCTATAAATTGTAAAATTACCAAACCCTGATAACGGGGTAAGCTCACCAGCAGCTTCGGGATAAAAATCGTACTCAGAAAAAACCGTAGGCTTTCCGGATCTTACAGAATTACGATTCTTCTCAAAGATATCTACCCATTCTCTAGACTTTTTCAAAAACTCCAGCCTACCATAAGCATCATCTGTAGCCGGCTTATCAGAGCCATATATTTCTTGCTCCGTATCACGAATCTTTTTATCTAACCTCTTTATCTCATCCTTAGTGTCACGATTGAACATCTTCTCAATATCAGTAATGACATTATCAGGAATCCTTATCTCCTTGCTATTTCCATCAAGACTATTAGGCTGGGATAAGAATCTACCCCATAGCTGTTCGCTATATTCATCAACATTAGCTTTGCCATTTCTTCCGTATATAAATTCCTTAACCTTATCGGGAAGACTGGCATTTGAGGCTACCACATCAGGCGTTACATTCTTATACAACCTCCTTCTTACGGCGTTACCTATGATGTCTTTTAAATACAAAGCTCTATCAGATACATCTTGTCTTACATACATAGGATCATTACCAGTAGGACCTCCTTCGGCTTTCCGCTCAATTTTCTCTCCCCATAACCCATATTTCTCCCTAGGCCATATGCCGTCTATGGCATCCACATAACCAACGGGATGCTCCCCGTCTAGACGCCGGTTCCGTCGCTCGTCCGCAGGGTACAGGGCGTTGGCCAACGGCTGCGTGATATAACCCAATCCCTTATCTTTGGATCTCGACATAGCGTCCACCACAGTCTGATATATAGGTCTTAATTTCTCAGGCAAATACAATCCCGCCTCATCAACCAGCTCGCCTATCTTCTTATTTATACCCCTAATGCTGAAATTATAATTACCCATGCCATTATTCAACGGAGACAACGCACCTCTTATCCCATTCATACCCTTAACAGCAGCTCCTCCACTAAGGATATCAAACTCCGGGGATACGTTCTTTAAAGGACCATCATTCATACCCCTAAAATACATGGGACGCTCACCTCTTACAACACGATCAAGATCTTCCTTATACAAATCCTTTATCCATGAAGGAATCTCCTCCGGTCTATTTTTCTTAGCCATAAATCACGTTTTTCCACAAATATACGCACAATCAAACGGATATTAAAACACGAGACGGGAACATGATCCACATCACATACCCGCCCATGATATCAACATAAGACCAAATCCCGCCCCATTGAGGGCGCTAGCGTGTCAACTAGCCATTCTCCCAATCCAGAAAATCACCGTCCACTCGCTCCTTCAATGACTTCCTGTCATTCAGAAATACCTTATAGGACTCGATGTAAGACGAGTCAAGTATGCCTAACTTGGCGGCGTTATAGTCGTTCAGCATCTTCTGCTCAACACCGCTACCCCATAGGGCGTCGATACAGGCCTCCAATATCTTGTTGGCAGTTAACGTGGCCCATATCCTGACCTCGTTGTAACTATAGGAGATCACGGGGGCCATATCGTCACCCATCTCCCTTGTCTCCTCTTTAATATCCCACCGGTAAAGGTAGGATCCGTCACCGTCCTTTTCTATAGTGATCGGTATAGTGTCGCTATATGTTCTTTTCATGTCTTGTTATTTAATCGTTATACAAAAAAATTCCCGACGTGAGACGTGCGGCTACGCCGACGTTTTACGATATTCGGGGAAAAAGCAAAGGCGCGAACCGAGGTGACGATACGCATCGGAAGGCGCATAATGCGTATACACGCTAGCGAGGCCCGCATACGACCCGTCGTCCGCGCTACCGCCAACCCGCGCCACCTGCATGCGGTTAGCCGATGTGTTGGTGTAATAGTAGTCGCACCAGTAGGTAGAGGAGCTACCGCCAACCTCCGTGGCCACTATATCGCCATCTTCCCCAAGCAACATCTTCTTGGCATAACCGTTTGTACGGCAGATATTGCCCTTCTTGTCATAGCCGGTGTAAGAGGTGTCGCTGAAATTCGACGGGTCATCGGTAGTCCATAATATGGATAATCCCGCATCGCCCGTGGTGACCTGTATATTGGCCCCGTCAGTATATTTCCATATATGGCCGAACGGATTCTCTATACCACGATACCTGTTAGCCATCAACGTGGCGTGAGTACCGCCGGAGGCGTTCTTCACGACATATGCCTTCTCTCCCGAGCCGTTCCCGAACTCGCTGGTATAGCCGCATGGGATAAGGGGATTGGCGTTGTTGAAGTTAGTCCAATCCGTCATTTGCGTCGGTCCCGGACCTAAGCCTCCTTGGGCGAAACCGTTAGCGTCCTTCTGGGCGTTGAAAGGCTTCTGGCTGTCCAGCGTGGCGTACTCGACGGCGAATAGCCAGAACAGGGTCTTGTGGGCGTTGTAGGTGTACATCTCCCAACCGCTGCCTCTTTTCCTCGCGGCTTGTCGGAATTGGTCTCGGGTGAGGTTGGTGACGGGGCGGCCGAGTAGGGAACGGTAGGTATCATCCCATTCAGCGGTATTGTCGCCACCTCTAAAATTAGTTGAATTAGGATCACTTAATTCACTAGCTCCAGCCGCCGAACATAATAAATTATCGGTTCTATACATTCTGGCTTCATATGTTGAGATATAGAACTTATCTACATGTTTATACCCAGGTAATGGAATTTCGGACAACATCTTCCTAAATTTAGTGCCATTAAAATACAATTTATACCAATGTTCAGGTATCTCTGTCATAACGGCATAATCCAAATAGCTTCCACCCCATGAAAGCTCATTATCCAAATATTCTTTAACTCCACCATCTCTATCCAAAAGACACCTTCTCATCTTACTCTGGACAGGTAATTCTCTATGCAATTGCATATTACCTACTCTAACACCATCAGGACTAGATGATGCAGTATCCCACTCAACACCATATGCATATCTTTCTTCTAGATCTGGTATATCTTCCCAAGCTGGAGACCACTCGGTCGAAATGTCACCATATTCAAGTTTAATCTTATGGATGGTAGATATTCCAGTAACAGAATTAGGAGACGCATATACACGAACAAATGTATTACTAGAATTTCCAACAACCCAATTCCATGTTACAGAGGCTTTCCCATTAATAATTTTATCCTTATCTATTTTTGTTTCATATACTGTTTCTCCAGAATTGTAAATAGAAATATCTGTTTTATCCTGATAGATTTCTCCCCATAAAGTTAATGTCACTTGTGTTCCATTTGGTATTTGTTCAGATAACCAATAATTGGAAAGAATGTAATTAGAATTACTTACCTTTGTACCAGATCCAAGCAATAAATTCTTCCCATATATTGGCAGCTTACGATATTTACCATCATCCATTAAAGATTTAGTTCCATCACCTGTAGTATGTATTGTTAACTGTCTAATATCATTCTCAGAAGAATCATTTGATAGGTTTGTATATACATCAATTCCATCATTTACTGGTATTAAATAATTCATACCAGAAGTTATAGCAACAGTTAAATTTTGATATATAGAGATTTGTATAGAAGAATTATGTAATATTCCCGCATCCTGTTTTATATAAAGCCAAATAGAATTATCATCATTAACATTATACCCACCAAAAATACTTGATATGTATACTCCATTATCTCTGACTGGAAATATATTAACAGCATTGCTTGGAAGTTTCTCTAATAATTTATTATAATTTTCCTGAGATATAGATAGGTTACCACTTGATGATATCTCCATAACAATGTCAAACACTGTGTAATCTGGTTCGACTACCACATCCTTCCACGTGCCATCTCCACAAAGAAACCTACCCTCATCTCCCTTCGCCGGAGCTGGTACCAATCCATCCTCCCCAGCCTGAGACGCCGTAGCGCCAACCATATCCTTGACCTTATCAAGTCTACTGTCTATTTGATTACCATCGTACTTACCAATAAAATCTTCCATATCGTTTTAATATACAAGGAAGAGGCGGCAAATACCCCCCCCCCATATGTTAATAAATTAATAAACTTTCTCATCATTGCTGAACCAACGAACTATCATCTTGAACCGGCTCTCAATATCATTCACGAACCTAGCCAAAAACCAATCGCCACGAAGACGATCACGCCACCTCCGATGATAATCGACAGCCCTAGGGTCGATCTCCCGGCCAATATCGTTCACGTCCTTAACCCATACCGGTAGGTTATTAGTATCGTCTTTGACCTCGTTAAAATAGTCATTTATATTTATCTTCTGATCAACCTCCGTCACCAGTATCTCACGGCTATCGTCATTGGTTACAGGATACCTTAACCGCTGGCTCATATCGTTCTTGTCGGCGATGGTCATCCTAAGCTCTCCACTGTTGTTGGTATCGTTATAGAACCATGCCTTATTAAATCCAGTTGTTCTTCTAACCTGATAATTAACCTCATCCTGATACCTTCTGGCATCCATCCTATATTGGTAGTTCGTGAGAATCTTATTCACATACTGCTCACGTACTGGTACCTCTATAACGAACGGATATAGCTTACCGTAAAATACTTGATACGATTGGTTGGTCAATCCATGAGACCATAACCCTATCTCCTGACTTTCACTTGAGTAGTTCTTTCCAGACTGGAAATAATGCTGGTGCTCGATATAATAATCAGGGGTGTAGGATAAATATGATTTCCACTCACCCTTCAGGCAGTTATATCCAACGGTGAACGAGACGTCCGTGAAATGGCTGGCGTCCTGTAGCTCCACCGCCTGCCCGTTCCTGTAGAACCGACCGCCACGGAATTGGTACTCGCTCGGATTCCCTACCGGTATATAATCTTTCTTGGTTATCAGAACTCTCTTGAACCGATTGTCCCAGCCCATGGATAGCCCTATACCAAAGAACTTGTTATCGATATCGTAATAAGACAACTCAGCGTCCGTATCAGCGTTATATATCCGGCTACGGATGATCTTCATCTGAAGATGCTCCTTAAACCAGTTTCTAAGCCCCGGTGTGACCTCCGTAAGATTCCTACCATTAGAATCTACCTTAAACACCTGACCACGCCTTAAATCGACCCAAAAATGCCCAAATTCACAACTGATCATATCCCGGCTCTGGGTCCCGGAATATCCTAACGTCGTATTATTATACTCGATACCACGAGAGGCGAAAAGACCACCTGTACCTAGCTCACTATTCTCCGGGGATATTCTCTCCGCCAACACGTCTATAGCGTTGTACAGCCCTACCTGATTCTCAAAGCGGGCTAATATCTGATCCGACTCTATCCCCTTCATGCTTATGAGTTTCCCAAATGAGGTCTTGAACTCATGGTAATCCATAGGCTTGTACGACAGCCAAGGGTCGGTCATGCCGTTCTCCGAAACGTCGGCGGTGCTCCATATGACGCCGTTGGGTCTTTGGTAGGCGCAGTCCCAAAAATTGCTATCATACGTCTCTGGTAATGACCTTCCGCCTAGCGTAAAACGATTCTTGTACACAGGACTCATCTTAAACACATTATCCCTTGATATAGGGACATTACGCTCTTGGGTCCATGATATATAATCCCCTACTTCTGGATAGAAACCCTCATAAGGCTCAGACCCAGCTATACGGAAATTACAATTAATCTCAGACTCCACTAGAAACTGAGGTATGCCGTAAAAATACAGAAAGAAACGACCACTAAGATACATATCCCCGGTCTTGCAAGCCATCTCATAAGCACTCTTACGGCTAGGGAACGAATATAGCGATCCAGTATCCGTGTCAGTCTTATTAAGATAATCCTCCCCGGTATCATAATTAACAAAATAACGTGGATACCCGATATTCCGATAGTCGTAGTAAGGGAATGGTATCATATCTCCCTGACCAAACTGGGTCAAGTAAAACATAGGCATTTTCCTTTTAAGCGAGAATCTGGATATAAACACATCACCTCCAAAAACAGGTTTACGCTTACCCTCATCCATCAACCCGCACCCGCCTAACGACACCCACCTGATATCCTCTATCTGTCCGTATTGAGCTGGAGAATATTTCTTTATCCTCATATAGGGGCAGGATACGAAAGATTCACGTGTCATAAAATGAGGCGTCATACCAGCCACCTCATCGTTACGAATATTACACTCATCCTGAATACGGCTGGTATCATAACTTGAAACCAACTCCGGATATTCAAGCATATACTTATCCATACCAAATGACATGAACAACGAATGCTCACGATCGAGGTTGTTTATGACAATAGGCTTACCACCTACGGTTTCCCCCTGCGACGAGATGTCTGTTACCGGATATAACCCGCTCTTGATATATTTAGCCGTTGACAATCCACGTAACTCTGACTCCCCTATTTTTTGGTAAAATAAATTATAATAAGCGACAGAAGTATAGTAATAAGCATAGTTCCGTCTAGGTCCCCTATCTATCAATGCCGTTAACCACTGATACCTGTACTTGCCTATATCCACCACGGACTGGGCTGTGGCCTTGGCGATACCTGTAGCCAGACGGATAGCCGTCAGCGCTATGCCGACAGGGTTGGCCAAAAACATCACGCCTCCACCGACATATTGCTGTGAAGCTGACTGATATGTATACTCAGCTATAGCGGATATTAAATTAGCCATAGCCTCCACCGTAGCCAATGACGTTGCCATACTATAAGCCTTACTTCCTAATATCGTCCATTTAGGGTGATCCTCCACCTCCCTGAATATACCAGAGGATTTACCTAATTGATAACCATCAACAAGGCACTCAGTGGGAGCGTCAGGCTTGTTGAAGGCAATATCAGGGCTTAAGAATGAATACCAGATATTACCCTTCCTATTAAACGGATGCGTTATAAAATTCTCACGATTAATATCCTTATAGATATACATATCATCAGACAAATCGTTGTAAGGATAATTAGGATAAAGGTTAGCCGATCCGTCGGGATCATCGTACTTAAACATATCATAAGCCAGACCGGTCCCGATAACGCTCTTATCCAACGTCCTATCGCCCCTATACAACTCATATCCTATTATAGAATCTCTTCTAGCCTTATCTATAAGACCGTTCTCTACCGCTATATCCAGAAACTCATTAACGATATCGTCATCAAGCATCACCCCCATAGGATAAATATAGGAGTCAACTCCATATTGACCGGTCAGTTGAGACGGATTACCCATGAAAGGAGCGACAGAGTTATCCGGAAACTTGTAATGACGTATAGGTCTCTGACAAAACGTGGTTGACGTATTGGGGTACTCAGCGTTATCCCCATTACCGGTGAAATAAGACTTACCCCCAACTGATTTAGGAGACCCATAGTATTTCGTCAAAGAATCTATTATGTCCTTCCTCTTTGATCCTCCCGATGATATCCCGATCTTGCTTGAATCATACAACTCAAAATTAGCCGGATACTTATTGGCAGACTCCCAATATCCGAAATCACCGTACTGATATGGTCTGGGAGCGCAATCAGCGGGTTTATCTCCACATGAGATACATTTCGCCTCATAGGTAACAAATCTTCTTAATTTCAATTCTTTCGTAAAGAAGAATACGTATTTCACCTCTAGTGGCCGAATGCCAAAACAGAACGGGGCGGGGAAGATGGCGGTGCCGGCCGTATAGAATCCGGCAAGCTCCTTCATGTCCTGCCTCATGGCGAAACCGGTGAAGAACACGCATACCGCAGGCTCGATGCAAACATATATCTTATGGAAAGTAGTCTTGTCATCATTCCAGAACAAGTACTTTGGCATCATAAATATCTTATGATCCACGTAATTCACTATAACACCTTTCTTGGCATCATTAGCCAAAGGATTAGGAGCCACGGTACCTTCCTTGTCCGAGAAAAACGTTATACGAACCTTATTGTATGATGATGAGTCGCCGATCGGATAATTATAGTTACCCATCATCTCTATATACATAATACCGTTATCAGGATCGGATAAACCACTTATGTATTTCTCATAATCCAACTCCACCCATCTGGCGTATGAGGATACATGTGAATAGAACTTGAAATAAGTCAAGTTACTTCTACCGAACCAATTGGTCTTGGCGTCAATATCATTCTGCACAGACACACGACCTTCCCAGTCAGTAGTTATACCGGTATTAAACTTAGAATTATCACCATCGCCAAAAAGACACATGGCGTTCTCGATACCAAACTGACTCTCATATTGGGGGAAATAAGCCTCCATCGTATCCATTAACTGATCAAGCATCGTCTCCGTATGCTTCTTTCCTTCCCATCCGGGATATTGATACAAATATGTGCACTTACCCAATGACCTACCCCCTTGGAATGTAGGAAGTTGAACATCGTTAATAGTAGGATTCACATGAGGATCACCTACCGAACACCCATTAGTACATATACCCTCATCATATAACTGCCGGACATTAGACATATCCTGACACAAGACCAAGGCGGAGGAGTCTATATCAGACGGGAATTTATCCTCATCCTGACCATCCAGCCATTCCTGAACCAGATCTATGATATTCTTACCTCCACTGGAATAATTATCGAAATCACACAATACAGAGAACTTCCTTTGTGACTCGGCATTACTTTGTATTAATGTAGTAGGCTCGGTCTCCACATAATCACTAGCCAGCTTATATGTAAAATCAATCCTAGAATCCACCAAAGAGTTTTTATCCAATATAGTCCTGGTCTCTATCCTCTCGATATCATCACATCCACTAGGGAAATCGGGAGCCTTTATACCGTCTTGATCCTCTGGCAATGATATAGCAGCGCATAACTCGTCAGTAATACCTACATTAGATTCTATGATATCACACAAGTTCTCTATATTATCAGCGATATAATCAATAGCATCATCTACCGTAACATCTTCCCCCATCGTGTTGATAACGAATTGGGTCTCTCCTACCGTGGCATATTCCTGTTCTACATATCTGAGTTGCTTAACATCTAGCTGATTCTTGCATTCTCCCCCAAAATCATCAAATCCCCAAGACGGGTCGTTTATGATCTTTGCCGTATTCTTAAACTGCCAAAGATAACGGCGGCTGTTCCCGGCGCACTGCGGGTTGTTCTCCAATACCGAAGCCGCTGATAGGTCTTCAGAGTTGCCGTCCTCATCAACGATAACCTCCATCTCCTCCCTTGTGGCCGGACGAGGGATAAGCGGGAATCTAGCCGTCCTGTATCCTGTATTGGTAAAGAATCTTATACCCAACGGATATACCTCGTCACGCATGAAAGAGGCGTATTTAGAGCAAGCCACACCGTCTTTATACAAATTCTCCGTGGCTATCGATGTCTGCCATTTAACGAAATGACCCAAGAAATTAACGACCGGTTGAAGATTCCATTCATTCTCCACGGTCAAGCCGTATTGAAGAAGACGATTCCCGACAGACGTCATGCCTCTGGCTGTCTTATATACCGGTATTTCCTTGGATAACTTCTCCATGGTCGTACGCTCGCTATACTGATCCGTAAGGTAATAGATGGTCCTTTCCGTTATCGGATGTATACCTTCTATGAAATACTCAAGAACCGGGCTTTGCTCACCATTAAACCCAACCGTGTTCTGTATAACGCCTATCTTATAATGAGATACCTGCTTATCTATATTAGACACGGTAAGGCGGATACCCATGTTGGTTGACTTACCCCATAAACCATCGCGGATAACCATATCTTGACGATCGAATAACATGATTGGGTTGGTCAATGAGCAATATCCGGTCTTCTCAATCCCGAACTCATCGCACAACGCCACGCAGAACTGGTAGGTCCCGGCACGCAGGCTTCCCCCGAACTCCACGACCTCAGGCTCCACGCACGGGGCCGTCAGCAACGGGAACACCAGCAGCTTCTCGCAGGCCAGCCTACACCTCTCTATTGGCTTGTCATCCCCACATGTCTTATACCCATGGTAATGATACCAAAAGTCACCATCATCATCCGGATTAAGAGCCTTATCGACCATAACATATCGCTGGGGATTATATCCATCGGTCCAGTATATCACCTTCCCGCATTTCTCGTCCTTGATCTCTATGTCGAATATCGGGTGATGGATGGAGAAGTTAAGACAAGGATCATCAACCCCGTCCTCTATCAGGACCTCCATCAAATCACATATCTCATCAAAACGACCATCCGACTCCTCTAGCCTCTCGCCAAGGATACGATGGATGTCCTTCCCCGATCCAGCTAGCTGATCCTCCACGGTCTTGACATAATCCAATGACCGCATGAATGTGATCTTAGACGTATTATCATCCGGATTAGATAGAAAGAAATAAGTATTATCACCAGCTATGTCATTCTTATACCCAATAACCTTATAGCCATCAAATCGCTTGCATAAAAGGGTACTAGGCTCGTTCTGGATCTTAAGCTGGCTTCCATCGTCACCCTCTATGGTAGCGTTCAAGGCAAAGCTGTACTCAGACGGGGATAGATCCTGTGGATGCTTATCCCTGTTCATCCCGGAGTCGGGAACCGCTATGTTAGAATTGTTCTGCACGATGTTATGTTTTTCGCAAAGATAACAAATCCGACGGATAATCACTTACACGCCGGATCTAAGTAAAAACCATACGTATTATGCGAAAATATTCAAATCACGCGAATATAAAAAATCCCCCTAACTTTCACAAGTCAGGAGGAAGACTAAACACTTTGCAACGTTTACCCTTAATGAAAATACAAAAACATAATAATTATAGATTTTTCCCCATGTAGCTTGATTGCTTGTCGGCGTCCTCTACGGATATGTAGAAGAACCCGTTAGTCACGTATCTCTCATTGACATCCACAAAATCATTAGATCCTTTGTCCACTCCTTTCTTCGATCCCTCATCACACACAGCTACCAGACTATTAAAGTCATTGGAATAACCTACGATCACACCGTGTATATCCCGATTTCGAGGATCGAATACGTACCTCATCTTACACCTATCGTAAGCTAACTCTAAAGAGCTTTTGCTTAACCTCTCATCTAATCCAGCACCCGCTACCAAGGCCAAAACGCTCTTTGATATGTCACTCATGGTGGTATCCTTGGCCGGAGCCTTAGGCATAGAAACGCCTTCCATGACAAAATCCAACGCCTTATCTACAAGACCATCGAAATCATCATCTCTTATATAATCCTTAAACACCTCCAGTATATATAACCGGACATGGAGTTCATTGTTAACATCACTTAATGTAATCATAACGCTAGTTTTCGGCAAAGCTAGATTATTCCTGCGCAATAAAAGATCAAATATGTCATAAGTAAAGGACTAAAAAACAAAAAAAACTCCCCCATCCTCACGGACGAGAGAGCTGATAGATATTTGTATTATGAAAAAGAATAATTACTCACCTATTCTTACAATACAGTCACGAGACTCCTTATTATAAATCATCGTACCTACCTTAGAATACAAGGTCTTTATATTTTGCCAATTATCCTCGCCGTGAGCGGATACGTTAGTAGGGGCGTCACCGGTATAAACCTCCTCACCTCCTATATTGACAAAATCATATCCACGTTTTTCCATTGTCCCACCCTTATAGGCCGTGAATTTGATAGTGACATTACCTTTCTCACGACCACCATACCAGTTACCGTATATACTACACCTGATCTCAAGAGGTAATTTATCGTAATTATCGCCATCCAATAACGGTCCCATCTGGATCAAAGCTGCCTCATTACCCGATTCCATGTTATCACCACCATGGATGAGATAATCACCTACCCGTTCCTGCGTGGTCTGGTACTGTTTACTCCAACCAACCAGCTTGCCGTCCACGTCCGGGAGGCCGGTATTATCGAAACCGGTAGCCGTGTCAAAGTCAATGCCGTCCTCGTCAGCCCAGATATACCTAAGCACTAGGTAGTCGAACTCAGGGATAATAACCACCGGGACCGACTCCTGCCTGCACACGAACGTCTTCTCCTCCTTGGTGCCTTCTTTTATAACCTTGTACGTAGCCTGACGTATCTCTCCAGTCTCATTGATATCAGCGGTAACTCTAACCTCAGCAGGACCGGTACCACTTGTCTTATCTAAATGTATCCAATCATTTTTCTTTGCCATATTATCTTTTTTATTTAAAAAAAACGTATATTCGCATCATAATCGCAGGGTGGAGAAGAGGTATCTCGTTAGGCTCATAACCTAAAGATCGAGGGTTCGATTCCCTCCCCTGCAACTAAACCAATTTAATATACTTATCAAAAGTATTGGGCCACATCCGTTCGTAAGACAACATCCTCCTCCTGTTATCCTCCGCCAGCTCCCGATAATCATTTAACGTAATCATCGACATTTTAAGCTCCTTCATAGCCCTAGAGAACTTACCCGGCTCCTGCTGGGCGTATAGTTTATAAGCATCACCAGCCCCTTGTATCAAACCGTTAACGGCGGCGTTCTCGAAGATCTTCATCTTGATATACGTCTCGACATAATCCTCAAGATAACCTAACGCCGTTTCAGGTATATACGGGAGACCGTCATCGTCCTTAGGCGTAGCACGATATATGATATAAATAAATCCATCAAACCCAGTATACATAGTATTGCCAGATATAGTTATATCATAATTATCCCAAGCATATTTATCCCGATACTTGTCGGCGGCGCAATCACGTCTCAACCCACGACCTATAGACAGCCTTACGGGGTGATGGTAATGGAAGCGAACCTCGTGAGACCCGATATATATCTTCTCCGTGATTGTCTTCTCAAACTCTTCCTTGCAACACTCGGTGCAGGAGTTCCAACGGAACCCACGCTCGGTGCGCTCGACCCAGCCGATCTCGTGTTGGAGGTCAGCCTTGGCCTTGTCGCCGCCCGGAATCTCACAGACAAGAGGCTCACACCTATAGGCATCAAGCATGTCGAAAAAATCAGAAGGCAATACCGCCTGTTTGTTGCTGGTCTTGACAACCGCCTCGGACATGACCGCTATAACACCCCCGAACCTTTTCAAGGCGATCTCAGCCCATCTATAAACAGACGAGGTATCTATAGCCCCGCTATCATCGTATTTATGTAAATCGGCCTTGATCTCGGCCAACAACCCTTTTATAGTCATATTCAAGTCTTTTGCACAAAGATATGTATTTGAATCCGTGATACAAAAAAAATCCAGTCTACCCTCACGGGCTAACTGGATCACAAAAAAAACTTCTACAGCTTGTAAACCCATTTAACTCCAAATACCTTACTCTCCGACTCAACCTCCCGATACAAGAACTTATATCTCCTACCTGATTCCATAGCCAACCTACACTCCCTGTTCAACGCCGGAGAAATATAGAGATGGAAATACTTGTTCCGAGGCATAAAATCAATGCACGTATGGACATAAGAGTATCCACCCGTCCCACGTCTGTTAATAGTACCGGTAAGCTTATTCAAATATATCTTACGATTAGGATTTATCTTATGACACAGATAACCGATGTTGTTTATATAAACCCCACCCTCATTATCCAGATACTTATCACGTATGACTTTCCATATCAAGGACTGACATTCGAGAATATCATTCTTGTCCACGATCGTATGTTTCCTTCTCTTGCCATTCTTAGACATAATAGATCTATAAAACCGAAGAAAGTACTGATCAAGTATTTTAAATGACTTTGTTTTCATATCACAAATATAACGATTTCATCCTAATACAAGAAATTTATACACAAAAATACACCGCCTATACCAAGGATGAGGCAAACAGGATAGCCGACAATAACCTCCAATCCGATGGTATCTCTTACGCTAATGGCTTAGCGCAGGCCGATAGATGCGATTGCCCAGAGCCAACAAAGACGTGGTCATGGTCGGTATCTATGAATAATGATTGCATGAGCCATGAACAACTTGTCACATCAAGAGGATTTACGATTACGTATAATAATCAATGTGGTAGATTTATATCTGGCTCTGTGAGTGGTGTAGGATATACACAAAACGGAGAAGAGCAGGTCAATAGCGCTAGCTTTACAATTCCCGCAGGATCCGGAACCAAGAGTGGAAGTGTATATTTTAGCCGAGAAGTGGTATGTGGAGATGTAACAATCTCTGGTCATGATTCAGGTAATTGTTGACAATCACTGCTGTTATGGTTTTTAATAAAAAGGAGAGACTTATTAGCCTCTCCTTTTTAGATAAACCTAAGATCTCTTTTCTTAGTATGATTAAGTATCCTACTGATATGCCTTGTACTAAAACCTGTTTTGTCTTTTATCTTATCATAGATATAACCTTTGGATACGTAAGCTGACATATCTCCTAGATCTTTTATAATCTTGTCATACATATCATGCACCTCATTATATCTTATGATAGAGCTATCTCTCATCCCTCTTTCGCCTATACCGTCAACTATGACGTTATTGAAACCGAAGAAATTAATTATTGACCTTATTATATTTATCATCACTGAATCTTTTGAGTTTTCTTGTTAATATCCATATCCGGATTCTCGTCCGTAGGAATCTGCAATTTGGTTATCGTCTCCCTTAACGTCTCTGAGACAACATATTCTAGTAGCTTGTCAGGACATACGAAATCATAATCCCATTGAGATATACATGGATCATCTTTTTTCGTTCCACATCCCCCTAGCTCTAATGCCGCTTTTCTGTCAAGAGTTATAAGATCCACATTTATAGCCTCTATATTAATATCAGGGATATAAATATATCCGTCATTAACATAATAATAGTATTGCTCTATATTACCATATTTACGCTCTTTATTATTAGCGTATTTCCTTAACGATATAGGAGTAAATATAATATCATCCATGATATTCGATACCTTTATAATAGCCGGCCCTATACGGGTGTATATCATATCGGGAAGACTTTTCTTGGATCTCATAAGAATCCGGCATAACTTGAACTCATCAAAACAGCAATCAACCTTCCGAACTCTCTCCATCTCCAGACAATTGATATGGGTATATAGCGATTCCTCGCCGAACAAAGTCCCATCAGCGTACTTCTGGGCTATATATGATCGAGCCTTCTGCCTACCTATGGACAATATCCATCTTCTACTGACATGAGCGTCTTTACTAATAGAGTTCATGTCATTTATGATCCTAGATACAAATTCTGAATTTTTCATGCATGAAATACTAAGGAGGGGATATACCCCTCCGGTTATTACTTCTTTTTCTTAACCTTGCCTCCACATTTCATTTGAGGTTTCTTTTTCTCGGAGACTTTGCCTCCTTCTGCCATCTTCTTTTTCTTAGCACATGCCATAGTCTTACTTTTTTAATGTTAGTGATACAATATTAGTCATTTCTATCGAAAATAGAATAAACGAGGTTGATGAAACTACCAACTTACCGCCGCGGCACAGGCTGACGCACAGAGACTAGCGCAGGAAAAAGCCAACGCTATGGAATGCGATTGCCCGGAGCAGAAGACGTGGTCATGGTCTGTATCTATGAATAATGATTGCATGAGTCATGAGCAACTTGTCACATCAAGAGGATTTACGATTACGTATAATAATCAATGTGGTAGATTTATATCTGGCTCTGTGAGTGGTGTAGGATATACACAAAACGGAGAAGAGCAGGTCAATAGCGCTAGCTTTACAATTCCCGCAGGATCCGGAACCAAGAGTGGAAGTGTATATTTTAGCCGAGAAGTGGTATGTGGAGATGTAACAATCTCTGGTCATGATTCAGGTAATTGTTGACAATCACTGCTGTTATGGTTTTTAATAAAAAGGAGAGACTTATTAGCCTCTCCTTTTT